GACTGGCGGGGTAACACCAAGAATGGCGCAGGCCTCAAGGGGACCCCATTGGGCGCTGGTGGGGGCCCCGCTCCCCTCACGCCTCTGGACCCCGCGCTCGCCTCGCAGCCCATGGCCTTCGCGATCTCTACGGGTCGCCGCATCAGGGCAGCCTATGGCACCGGCCAGATGTTTCAGGTCCGTGACAGTGGCAACACCCTGAGAACTGCCAGCTTCCTCGCCGATGGGTCTATAGGTCCGCCTGTCCCCGGCACCGATTGGGCAAGCTGTGGTGATGGCATCAACTTCACCATCGCCAACGCCAATGACCAGAGTGGCAATGCCCGCAACTTCGCCACCTCAGGCACCCGCCCGAAGCTGATCTTCCCGAATGCCCCGGCGAACTACAATGGCGCGTATATCGACTACGGCAACACGGGCCTCACGCTAGCCACCACGGCTGCTTGGATGGACGTGGGCGGCACGGCTAACCTCACGGTCTTCGTGGTGCACAAGCGTCTAGGCTTTGCCTCAGCGACCAATCCCCTGCCCCGCCCCGGAGTTGCCTCAGCCTCGGCCATCTCGGTCCTCGTAGGCTACGGCACCACAAGCAACGGCATCCTGATCGCCTCCACGCCTACCACGGGTAACGACCCGATTGGTGGTGTCTCCGAGTGCGTCTATAATAAGCCCAAGTCCCTCTCACTGGATGAGAGTGCCCCAAGCGACACCAACGGGTGGGAGGTCACGTGGTTTAACCAGACCGGTGACACCATGGCTGGTGGTGGTGATGACCGTATGCACTGGTCAGGCCGCAAGCACAACGTCGCGTCGGCTACAGGTCAGCGCTTCGTGCTCGGCTCCTCGGGCGCATCGTCCGCTCAGTTCAACGGGCAGATCGCGGAGACCATCGTCTTCCAGTCTGCCACCCCGATGTCGAACGAAGAGTGCCAGCGCATTTCGATGTGGCTGAACGACTACTACAGCGGGCAGAACACCTTCTGGGATTGGCGCTACTGGGGCGTGGGCTCCGGGCAGTCCAACATGGCCTTCCAGTTCGTTGACAGCGGCTCCGGGGATGGCACCACAGGTTCCAACTCCATTCAGCGCTCCTTCATCCCGACACTGGCTACCCTCTTGGGCAAGCATCAGGGCCGGTTCACCGTGGGTGTCAGCAACAGGACATGCGTCGGGGGCACCTCGATGCTGAAGTATGCCAACCCCGGCGACTTGACCCCTTACGGCCAATACTGGCGAGATGAGACAGCCCACGTCAGAGGTAACCTCGGCAACGGTATGATCCTCGGGTCTGCCATCGTGGCTGCTGGTGGTGCTGGCTATACGGTAGGCGACGTACTTCCCCTAGATGGTGGCACTGTGGTCCCCGGCCAGACTGGGGCAAGCGTAACGGTCGCCACGATTGGTGGAGGCGGGGCTGTACTCACGGTCTCTGTCAACGCCATTGGCAACTACACGGTCCTGCCCCCGAATGGCACCACCACGACAGGTGGCACTGGTACGGGCTGCACGATCACGGGCACCTATGCAGGCGGCTTGTTCCCTACCCTCGACGCAATCGAAGAGGTCCGGAACTCGAAGCTCTTCATCCTCCACGCGCAGTGCGAGGAGAACGCCCACACGATCAACCCGGCTAACTACAGCCACAAGCAGACGTGGGATGCCGAAAGCTACCTGCATCTGGATGACATCAGGACGACCTACGGGCAGCCCGATGCACCGATCATCATCCAGCCGTGCGCTAGGTACGCCTCAGATGTCATCAACGTCAATGACATGGTTCGCCTCCAGCGGTACTCCATGGGCCTCAGGCACAACGTATGGATCGCAGCTGACACCGGGCACCTAGCCTGTGGCAACTCGTCCAACTACGGGGCGCACCTAGGGCCGATGATCAACTTCGATGCGACCACAGGCGGCGCAGACGATGGCTACCAGCGGGCTGCAAGGCAGAACGCCAAGGCCGTAGCCTTCGCCTTTGGGGTCACCTCCGTGGCGTGGCGTGGGCCTGAAGCAGTCTCAGCGGCTCGCTCGGGGTCTAACACCCTCGACGTGACCATCAGCTACCCAGCTGGATGTGCAGGCACCGACTTCTCGACACCCTCGGGGCAGTACGGTGGATGGCGTGTCAATGATGGCACGAGCAATCTGACCGTCAGCTCGGTATCGAAGGTCAACTCTACGACGGTCCGGATCACCCTAGCCTCGGCTCTGCCAGCTGGTGCCGTGACGGTCTACTACGAGCCCAACTTCGCGTCTGGCTCTGTGGTAGGCTCTAACGTCCGCAACCAGATCGTGGACAACAACGCAATCGAGGCAATGCCACTGGCAACCTCACAGCCACTCGCAGCCTAAGGAGACCCGATGGCAACGAAAGCAGAACTGGAGGCATCCCTCGCGGATGTCACCGAACAGCGGGACAGCCTGAGGGCCGACAACGAGCAGCTTCAGGAGACCATACGCAACCAGATCACCGACTTCGAGGTTCGCCTCGCAAGCATCACTCAGGAGCGGGACACCCTCCAGTATGAGCTTGAGCAGGCTCGGATGATCTTGGCAGCTGTGGCACTCTCCAGCGCGAAGTAGACATGCCAAGAGCCGTCCCTCAGTGGGCCAAAGAGCGGCAAGCCAGAGGCGTTAAGTTTGGCTACCGCTCGGGCCTCGAAGAGAAGATCGCGGCGAAGATACACGGGGCGGGCCTAGAGGTCCGCTTCGAGGACTTCAAGATACCGTACATCATGCCGCAGTCGGAGCACAAGTACACCCCGGACTTCCTCCTGCCCAATGGGATCATCCTTGAGGGCAAGGGTATCTTTGATGCATCCGACCGGGCCAAGCACCTTCTGGTCAGGGCCCAGTACCCAGAGCTTGACATCAGGCTCGTATTCACCCGCAGCTCAGCACCCATCACCAAGGGGTCCAAGACGACCTACGCCATGTGGTGCAAGAAGCATGACATCAAGTTCTGCGACAAGCTCCCTCCCGATGATTGGTTGAGAGAGAAGGGTCCAGACAAAGACCCTATGGAGGTCATCAAGAATGGCCCGTTTGGCTTCGCTCGCCCCAGTTAAGGCGGGCTTCATCTTCCGTTGGGGCAGCCTGTGGGTGGGCGCACACTATGCCAGCTACAACAAGCGGCTCTGCGTGAACCTGCTCCCATGCTGCACCTTCTGGTTCGTCTGGGAGGGAGGAGTGGTGCCCCGTGCATAACTTCCTTCACCCCGAATGGAAGGCCATCGCGTCGAGGGCTTGGAGCATGTACGGCCTGTACTTCATGGCCCTGCTCGAAGCTATCGACCGGTTCGCTCCCCTCATCGTGGACTACTCCTCGCCTGACTGGCTGAAGACTGTCCTCCTCGTCCTAACCATCGTGGTGGCGGTCCTCCGCGTCATGCCCCAAGGAGATGACCCCCATGTCCCTCGCGACTAAGCGTAATGCTGCCCTCGCGGGTGGCGTAGGTGCCGCTGCCCTTGTGGTAGCCTCAGTGGTCCCGTACCTCGTCAAGGACGAAGGCTTCGTTGCTGACGCGCAGGGCAACTCAAAGCCCTACTATGATGCTGTTGGTGTACTCACCGACTGCTTCGGCAACTCTGGGCAGGGACCCTACAAGGTCCGCCTGTCCCTCCACCGCACCAAGGCGGAGTGCCGCACCATCCTCGCGGAGGAGATCGAGCGGTCCTACTATGGGCCCCTCGTAGCCCGCATCCCCGGCTTCGGCAGCTTCCCCATTCCGACCCAGATAGCCACCACCCGCTTTGCCTACAACGTGGGCGTGGAGGCTACCGTTAAGGGCAGCGTGGGGCAGCTCTTCGCTCGGGGCCGTCTCGTGGAAGGCTGCAAGGCTATGCTCATGTATGACAAGGGCACCATCAACGGCAAGAAGGTCCGCATCAAGGGCCTGACCACGCGCCGCCAAGCAGAGGCCAAGCAGTGCCTCGAAGGAGCAGCCCAGCATGATTGAAACATTCTTCGACATCCTCCTGATCGTCATTGGGGTCGTGGTTGGTCTTATCTTGGCCGCCTACTTGGACAGCTACATCGTCAGCACCGAGCCTGACTACACCGAGGGTGACACCTACTCGGACTACCTCCGGGCCACCAAGGCTGAGGAGGACGATCAGTGAGCTGGCTCTACGGCAAACTCCAAGCCTACCTCGCAGTGGCCGGTGCCATCATCGTGGCCATCGCCGTGGCATTCCTCAAGGGCCGGAAGTCTGGCAAGGAGGCTGTCGTCACGTCCATCAACAAGCAGGAACGTAAGGTCAATGACCAGATCACTAAGGTGGATGCTCAGCGTCCTGACCTTGACGCTAGCCTTGAGCGGCTGCGTAAGCGGGCCAAGGAGCCTCCCAAGCAATGACCCCCAGCTGGTCCGACACTCTCAAGTTCATCACGTCAGTGGTAATACTTCTGGCAGTCTTCGGGGGCCTGATAGCCCTCCTGTCCGGGTGCACGACCGTGGTCAAGTGGAAGTGCCCACCCCTCAGCCCCGCCCCCGAGTCGACACTGGACGTGTTAGCTTTGCAGGCGAGGAAAGACCCGAACACCGCGACGTGGGTGATCGACCTCGACAAGCACTACCAGAAGTGCGACATCATCAACAGCAGCAAGGGGTGACCCCGATGCGGTACCTCGACTTCCTCGGGGTGGCCCTCGTGGTAGGCCTTCTCAGCATCGGGCTGGTAGCCTGCGTGCACGAGCCTTATGGGCCCGAGTACATCGGGGACCCCGGCTGGGAGAAGAGACTATGCGACATGCTACCGGAGTGCCACGTTGACAATCCCGTTCCCGCAACTGAAGTACCGAAAGCGCCTGAGCACCAAGCGGCTGATCCTCCACGACAGCCATACAGTGCCGGGGAGGTTCGACCTGAAGAACTGGCTGACGCTGGAGGGGAGACGCCAAGGGCTGCTCTCAATCGGATATCATTTCCTCGTCTTAGAGGACGGCCAGCACTGGATGACCCGCCCACATGATACGGTTGGTTCTCACACACCGGGTTTCAATCACGACTCCGTGGGTATCTGCCTTGCTGGCGGACGCAGAGAGGTCTCGGGGGAGGACGGAGAAATCCTCCTCAGACCAGCTGACACCTTCTCAAAGGAACAGCTTGAGGGACTTCATTGGCTTGTTGACCACCTTGAGGGAAACTACGGGCCTCTCCTCGTAGCTGCCCACACGGAGCTGGGGCGGCACCAGCACAAGCATGACTACCCCTGCCCTGCCCTCAGGATGGACGACCTCCGTGGCTACCTTTCCCTCAATCGATGAGGACTACGGCCTAGAGCCTACCCTAGAAGTCCTTGAGGAGGAAGAGCCAGAGGTCTCCAAGCTCCTCGACCAGTGGGGAGACCCCATCCCGTATCAATCCAAGAAGCTCGGACACATCGGCTTCATCAAGCTAAAGGAAACCACCTAATGCCTCTCATCCTCCTGCTCCTCTTCGCGAGCTTCGTCCTCTTCATCTTCAAGCTCTTCGTCGCCATCCCGTGGCTATGGGTCTTCATCCCGGCAGCCATCGCGGTCGGCATCGGGGTCCTCTGGTTCCTGTGGGCTGTCTTCATCATCCTGCTGGCCGTCATCATCGGCTTCGCTTCGAGTTTCTGGCGATGAGCCTCCTATACAAGACCGATGTCCTCTACAAGAAGGCCAATGGTAAGGTAGCCTTCTGGAGGGCCGAAGCTACCACGGATGGTGATCGAGGCCTCTCAGGCTGGCGGACCATCCACGGCTACGTTGGCCACAAGGAGACCACCTCGGACTGGACCTACACCACGGCCAAGAACGTCGGGAAGCGCAATGAGCTGAGCCCCTATGAGCAAGCCCGTGCGGAAGCCGATGCGGCCTACGACAAGAAGCTCAAGGGCAAGTACGTAACGGACCCCTCAGGCGTGGACCATGATGACATCCGCAAGTGGCCAATGCTCGCAGTCGAGTACAAGCCCACGGACTTCATTGAGGGCTCTACGTTCTTCTGCCAACCGAAGCTTGATGGCCTACGCTGCTTGGCGTACCACGACCCACGGCACCCCGAGGTTAGCGTTGAGTCCATCCGCTTGCAGACCCGCCCCGGCAACGAGCACGAGCACATGGACCACATCAAGGAGGCCCTAGTGCCCTTCTTCCAGAGGTGGCCCGAGGTGACGCTTGATGGGGAGCTGTATAACCACGAGTTCCGCGAGGACTTCCCCAGTATCGTGGCTGCCGTCAAGGGTGGCCGCGTAGAGGAAGCCAAGCTCGTCCAGTTCCACGTCTACGACTGCATCCTCCCCGGACACATCGACCGCTTCTCGTGGCGCTCTAGCTGGCTCAAGGGGGTCCTTAACCGGGTCACCTCCCTGCCCATCGTGTGTGTCCAGACGCATACCATCAGCAACGCCCTAGCGCTCGACGCCCTGTATCAGAACTACCTGAGCCAAGGCTATGAGGGTCAGATGGTCCGCAAGGATGGACCCTACGAGCAGGGCAAGCGGTCGAAGACCCTAGAGAAGCGCAAGGAGTGGCAGGATGCGGAGTTCCCCGTCCTTGAGATACGGGAAGGAATTGGCAACTACCGTGGCGCTGCTCGATCTGCTACGGTACAGCTTCCCAATGGAAACACCTGCGACGTTGATATCAAGGGTGACCGGGAGTATTGCCGGGAGATTTGGGCTGCATACCAAGCTTGGCTCTTCCTCGACGCCAGCACCCCGAGCCCGAACATCGAGGCTACCGTGAAGTTCTTCAGTTACACCCCCGAGGGCAAGCTGAGGTTTGGCAAGACGAAGGCCATCTGGTTTGGTGGACGAGATGTATGATCAGCCACACAGCTAGCCTCTACGCCTACGTTGGGAAGAAGACAGGGAAGATTTATACCGCCCTGCAAACCTCCCCCATGTTGGCCAAGGTGGCAATCCAGACGTACCTTCGCTACGAGCCGAAGCCCGATGGGTACACTGTCCACAGAACCCTCAAAGAGATCGAAGCCCTCATGCCTAAGTTCAAGCTAAGGCGCTTCAAGATCGTAGAGGACGGAGACGAATGACCAAGGAATATGAGGAAAGCACCCTCATCCGCAAAGACGACCTATGCCCGGAGTGTGGCAAGGACAACATGGCAGTCTACTCTGACGGCCATACTTTCTGCTTTACTGCTGGCTGTGGCCATCGTGGACGAGATGAAGCGTTCTCTGCCGTCGAGGTCTCCCCCAAGGACAAGGCTCTCGGCTTTATCGAGGCAGATGCAGCTGCGTACCCTAAGAGCGGACATAAGAGCCGAGGCATCACAGTCGAGACCCTGAGGTTCCTGAAGACCTTCTTCGGGGACTACCATGGGGAGCGCCTCCCGGTCTACCAGTACGTGGACCAAGACGATGAGCTGGCCCACCAGAAGATCAGGAAGCCCGACAAGTCCTTCCCTACGATCCACCGACCGGGTGCCCCTGCCATCGCCAAGTGCAAGCTCTGGGCCCAAGACATCTGGGGCGACCGCTTCAACCGGACCCTAGTCATCTGTGAAGGCGAAGAGGATGTCAAGGCGGTAGTCCAAGAGACCGGCCAGAAGATTGCCGTGGTGTCCATCCCCGGTGGGGCAGGCAGCGCCAAGGCATCCCTTCAAGCCAACTACCTCTGGGTGGACCGCTTCGAGGAGATCATCCTCTGGTTCGACAACGACGAGGCAGGCCAGAAGGCAGTCGCCGAGTGCGCCCCGCTGTTCAAGATCGGCAAGGTCAAGATCGCGAAGCACCCCAAGTTCAAGGACGCATCGGACTGCTTGCAGAACGACCTTCCGGGCGACATCAAGACGACCCTCTACAGCGCCGTCAAGTACAAGCCCAAGGGCATAGTGAACGCACGGGATAACCGTGAGGATGTCTTGGCCCCGAAGGAGGACTCCTCGGTCTTCCGGTTCCACTGGCCGTGGCCCCAGCTCAATGAGTGGTTCGGCTACATCATCCCCGGCCAGCAGGTCTACCATGTGGCAGGCACGGGCGTAGGCAAGACCACAGCGGTCTACCACGTTGTCGAGACCCTTGTGAAGCAGGGAGCCAAGATCGGCTTCTTTTCATTCGAGGGCACCAGACGCGAGATCAAGATGGGTCTCCTCACGGTCGTTGAAGGCAAGAGGATTGACCTAGAGCCCCTCCCCGATGAGGTGATGCTCAAGCTTCACGACAAGTTCTTTGGCTCCGGGCAGATCGAGATGTTCGACCCCGAGACAGCCGAGTGGAACCTTGAGGCCCTTGAGGGGTACCTCAGGTATTGCGCCAAGGCACTTGAGTGTCAGGTGCTTTTCGTTGACCCGCTGTCCTTCATGGTGGCAGGTATGGACCAGCAGACGGATGAGCGCAGAGGACTTGACCTTGTGGGTCGCAACCTCGCGGCAATGGCCAAGGAGCTAGGTGTCCATATCCAGATCAGCCACCACCTCTCCCGCCCCTCACAGGGACCGGGCCATGAGGAAGGAGCGCCAACCTCGCTCAACCACATCCGAGGGTCAGGAGGCCTAGCCGCCTTCGCCACCATCGTGATCGGCCACGAGCGAAACCAGCAGGCCCCCGAAGGGGAAGAGCTGCTGACCCAACTGAGGTCCCTCAAGAACAGGCCCCGCAGCCGGACTGGCGCGATCATGGTCCTTGAGTACGACCCCAAGACCGGGAGACTTTCTCCCACCAACAAGCCATTCCCAAAGGCAGGCACTAAGGGCACGGGTAAGACCCGCGATGAGCCCTTCGGCCAGACCGGAGGTGGAGACTACTAGCATGATCTTGAAAGACGAGCAGGACTACCTGAAGGAGACTTCTGGGGACTTGAGGGCCCGCCTCATGGCCTACCAGACATTCTCGAAGGTCCTGCTTACGGCATACGACGCACTCCTGAACTGGGGGGTCAACTTCAAGTCCCTCCCCGAGTGGCAGGACATGGGTGATCTGGATGAGGCTGTGAAGCTGAAACCCGACAAGGGCGCGGAGAAGACTACGGGCTGGCTGATACGCCTTGAGCACGCCATTCAGGCCGCAGTCAGACGGAAGCAATTCTCACTCACCAACAAACCCAAGAAGGACTGACCCAAATGCGCATCATCAGGCTTGAGAACACAGAGCAGACCCCAGACGCTGACAAGGTGTCGTTCCCAACGTATCGCTTCGAGTGCGGGGAATGTGACGAGTTCTTCAGGCCTGAGGATGCCGTCCTTCAGGTCAACCACTACTACAACATGCACGCAAGGGACTGGGTACAGGGCGACAGCCGAGTGCTCTGCCCCGAGTGTGACAAGGTGGGCCCTCCCCTCCGGATGGCAATCCCGCTGGCAGACTTCAGGAGAGTTGAACAGGTCTATGGACAATAACCGCCACGGTCGCCGCCTCGGGGGTGACATCGAAAGCAACGGCCTCCTGAGACCTTCAGGGGGCATTCCCGCCATGACCAAAGTGCACATGATGAGTGCCATGGACATGGACACGGTTGAGCCATTCTATTTCGGCCCTCCAGTGGCCAAGGACCACCCCGTATGGGACATGCCAGAGAACCAAGGGCGCGAGGATATCAGCGAGCTGCTGGCCAACCCAACGGGCCCCGTAAGCAAGGGCTACCAGTTCTTTGCCGATGCCTCCCTAACAGTCTTCCACAACGGCTGTGACTTCGACTACAGGGCACTCCGCAGGTTCGGGCCTAAGGATATCGACTGGTCCCAAGTGGTCCAGCGAGACACCTACGTGGCTGCCAAGCTGGTCTGGCCCTACGATGTCTTGATGGGTCCGGACTACGAGCGAGCCAAGCGGGGCGAGATGCCCATGAGGCTCCTGAAGTCCCACTCGCTGAAGGCTTGGGGCTACCGCCTCGGGGAGAACAAGGACGACTACCAAGGGGACTACGACAAGTTCCCCATCGAGTACGACGAGGCAGGCAAGGACATCAACGCTGAAGAGCGCTATGCCCGCCGCTGGGAAGAGTGGAACCCCTACATGGCCGTCTACGGTATGCAGGACATCCCTCCCATGATCAAGCTTTGGAAGATGATCGAGCAGCGCATCGGCTGGGTAGACCCCAAGCCCGGACAGCTGGTCTGGTCGCCCTTCACCTTCGAGTACGAGCACGAGTATGCCACCATCCTTGCTGAGCAGCAGGAGTTCGGTATCCGTATCGACATGGACAAGCTGGTCGCCTTGGAGGCTGACCTCAAGAACACCCGTGCCAAGATCGAGAAGAAGCTCTATGAGACCTTCGGTGACTTCTGGCTGGGCGGAAAGGTCGTAACCCCCGGAGCCAACCGCAATGTATTCCGCAAGGACTTACCTGACGTTACCATCCCCCGAGTATCTGAGAAGACCGGCAAGACGCTTGAGCCCTACGTCGGCCCTCCCATGGAGCGTTACTCTACTGATGGCCCCTATACCCCTATCACGCGTGTTCGGTACAATCCATCTTCCCGTGAGCATCTCGCGCTGCGCCTTCAGGGCGTCTTTGGGTGGAAGCCCAAGAAGTTTGGCAGCACCGGCAAACCAACCGTAGATGAGAGCGTCCTCGAAGAAATCCCGGAAGCCGTCCTTCCGAAGGACATCAGGCAGCTCATCCTCGACTACTTCGTGGTCAATAAGACTCTCGGGATGGTGGCTCAAGGCACACAAGCTTGGGCCAACAAGGTCGAGGTTGATGGTCGCATCCATGGTCGCATGGACTCCGCTGGGGCAGTTACCAGACGGACAACCCACTCCAGTCCGAACCTCTCACAGGTGCCCTCCATCGCGCACAAGAAGATTGTCCATGATGATGGGACCAAGGAAGAGATCACCCTCTATGGCCTTGCAGGCAGGTACGGCTATGAGTGTCGTGCCCTCTTCGCGGCGGACGAGGGTTGGGAACTCACTGGTGTTGATGCTACTGCGCTGGAACTCATTACTCTCGGCCACTACCTTGTGCCGTTTGACAGTGGTGCGTTCAGGGACCGTGTGTGCGACCCTTCTAGGGACCCGCACCAAGAGCACGCCGACCTCATCTACTCGGTCTCCAAGTTTGCCATTACGCGCTCGGATACCAAGACGGCCACCTACCTCTACATCTACGGGGGCTCTGCCTACAAGCTCAGCCTTGCCGTTACCGTGGAGGAAGATGAGATTGTTGACCTGCTCCAGTACCGTGGTCTACCCATGCTCCTCCGCTCGCTTGCCAAACGGTTTGACGACGACTTCGTGGCGAAACTCGATGACGCTCAAAAGGCTCGCATCGTTAAGGCACGAAAGATCATTGTCGGCTTCGAGGAGGGCATTCCGGGCATCAAGGACCTGAAGGAAGGCATCTCCGGGGCAGCCGAGAAGGGCTGGCTCAAGGGGATGGATGGCTCTAAGCTGCACGTCCGCAAGGCCCATGCCGCTCTGAACACGATCCTCCAGTCAGCAGGCGCAATGATCTGCAAAATCTGGAAGGTCCTCATGCACCGCAAGATGCGAGCCCTCGGGTTCATCCATGGGGTGGACTACAAGCAGCTCCTCGACGTGCACGATGAAGTGCAGTGGACGCATAAGCCGGGTCTAGGACCCATCATCATCAAGATAGCCCTTGATGCCATCAAGGAGGCAGGCGCATTGCTTGGCCTTCGCGGCGTGTGCCGAACTGCTGGCGTCACGGGGCTGAACTGGGCGGAGACCCACTAATGAGTGGACGACTCAACTACGTGGCCAATCCCGATGGGTCCCTCAAGACCTACTACAGGGTTCATGCCCACTTGCTGTACCTCAATGGTGTCCCTCAGAGGATCATCTCGTGGGAGGACTGGTTAGCCATGCGCTCTGGCTCCGCCTCCGACGGCTACTCGGTGGGCTACGCATGGGTTCTCAAAGAGAGAAAGGCCGACTAATGTTCACGATACTGGCATTCTTAGCCCTACTCGTAGCAATCGCCACCGCCGTCATCGTCATGGGTGTTGCCCTTGGGATTGCCGTGAAGATCGTTGAGTGGATACTCGGGGATGATTGAGTTCGCCCTCCTGTATGCCTTGGTGGCTATCCCCTACCTGATCATCCTCGGGGTGGTCGGCTATGGGGCCTTCCTGTTCTTCCTCAAGAAGTTCCTAGGTCCCCACAATTGATCTACCAAGGCGAAGTACCTCCGGGTCTCTGGGATGTCCTAGAGGCTGCACATGAGGGCGGCATAGCTCTCAAGGGAGACTTCGCCAGAGCCCTCGCCCCCGAGGTGGCCCTCGCGGCCTCCTTGGGGTACATATCCGTGGTGTCCGTCTCCGGGCTCACATGGACCCCCAAATGGAACATAACCCTGATGGGGCTCGATGCCCTGCAACATAAGGAGACCACACTTGGGCTTTAGACCCGTTACCTACAAGCCGCCTCACCTCCTCATTGATGGAGACGTGATAGCATTCACCGCAGCGGCAGCAGCCCAGAAGGTCTACGAGGACCGCTTCGGGATCATCCAGCCCTTCGTCCACAGGCAAGAGGCCGAGGCCATCGCGGACAACCTCATCGGGGGCCTGCTCAGTGGCTTCTCCACGGAAAGCTTCGAGGTACATCTCAGTGACCCAAAGCAGAACTGGCGCAAGGACATCATGCCCACCTACAAGGGCAACCGTGCAGAAGACTTCGCAGGACAGGTTCGTCCTCTCGCCCTGCCTCACATCAAGGACTACCTTGTCACCAAGTACGGGGCTGCCTTTTGGCCCGAGCTTGAGGCAGATGATAGTCTCGCTATACGATCCACCGAGCCCCACGAGGGCGACCGTATTATCTGTGGTAAAGACAAGGACTTCAAGACGGTCCCCGGCAAGTACCACAGACTGAAGGACTTCGACGCCAAGGGTAACCCTCTGGTCAACGAGATCACCCCGTGGCAGGCCACAAGGTTCCACCTCTTCCAGACCCTCAAGGGCGACCCAACGGATGGCTATCCGGGGTGCCCCGGCATGGGGGACACGAGGGCCAACGAGCTGCTCGATCATCCGGTCATGCTCCGGGCCACTCATGGGGTCAAGACCTCTGGCAAGAACAAGGGGGACCCGACCGTCAAGTGGGTCTCTGAGCCGACCACGGACCTGTGGGAAGCGGTCGTCACGCACTACAAGAAGGCAGGCCTCACCGAGGACGATGCCCTCCTGAACGCCCGTGTGGCGAACATCCTCCATGCCGACCAGTATGGGGAGGACCGCACGATCACCCTCTGGACCCCGGATAGGATAAAGTACGCATGATGGACTTCCTTCTGAGCCCGGTTGTGAAGGCCACGGTCTCCACGATCCTCATTGTGGTGTTGTTTGTCCTGTGCCTCACGTTCGGTGCAGTGCTGTACACCATGATAGCCCTTCTGGCCATCTGCATCTTCATGGGGATCATCTGGGGCCTGTGGTATGCACTCCTTGAACTCTTTCGCGGGGAACTCTAATGAAGGTCATCAATCTCTACGGCGGACCCGGTGCAGGCAAGAGCACCACGGCAGCAGGCCTCTTCAACATCATGAAGACCCGAGGCCACAACGTCGAGCTGGTCACGGAGGTCGCCAAGGACCTGACGTGGGAGAAGAACTGGATGGGCCTAGGCCACCAGCCTTCTATCCTCGCAGCTCAGGACTACCGGCTGTGGCGCTTGGAAATGAGCAAGGTCGAGTGGGCCATCTCTGACAGTCCCCTCCCCGGCCAGATCGCCTACATGGGTGACGAGTGGCTGGAGGTGGGTCTCGATGACATGGCTTGGGACCTCTACGACAGGTATGAGAACTACCACGTCCTCCTCCACAGGGGGAACCGGGAGTACCAACCCATAGGGCGCAACCAGACGGCCCTCGAAGCTGCCAAGCTGGACAACGTTCTGGACAACATCTTCCACACGGCCATCGCTACCGAGGAGGAGTTCTCCTTGGAGCTTAACACCCACGTTGGCACTTGCTGGGAAATCTACAACTGGATAGTCGGGGAGACCTGATGGAACCCATCACTGAGTGGATGGAAGAAGAGCTGCAAAGGAATGACATGATGCCACGTCAAGTGCATGTGGGTGCCGCCAAGGTAACCTTCGAGGACCCCACGTGGGCCACCACGGAGATGGTCCCCACGGCAGCCGAGGCTGAGCTTATCGCCAAGATCGGCAACGTGATCGAGTCCGTCGAGCAGCTCCCTAAGGACATGGTGACCCTTCCGGACCACTATGCCCGCTTCACCATTGAGCCGATCCGCTTCGTGATCGAGAACAAGCTCAATTTCTTTCAAGCGAACATCGTCAAGTACATCATGAGGTACGACGCGAAGAACGGCCTTGAGGACCTGAAGAAGGCCCAGAGGTACCTGACCATGTTCATCAAGTGGGTCGAAGGTGACCCGGATTGGTGGCGATAATGGAACTGATCTTCTTCGGCCTGTGGGTGTGGATCATCTACTACCTCTTCTTTGCGGACTGACGCACCATGAACGTACTCGCAGCTCTCATGATCCTGATGGGTGGCGCAATGCTCCTGTGGGGTCTGCTCGATGAATAGGCTCCCCAGCTCGGATGAGGCCCTTCACGGCTACTTCAGCAACGAAGCCTTCATCGCGGACTATCCGGCCATCCCCGAGGAACTCCTCGCCCGCTTCGAGAAGGACTACCCCCCGGAGTGTTGGAACCCAGCGCTGGTCCCCGAATACCAACACATGAAGTACGCTGGCATCGTGGAGTTCATCAAGTGGCTCCGGGGCATCAAGAATGGCAAGGACACGGTGGCCTTCGGCCTCGACCCTGACGCCAAACACGTAACACAAGAAGGAGGTGCCTAATGGGTGGCCTTTTGGGTGGTGGTACCAAGACCATCGAGAAAGCGCAGGACACTGTTCAGCAGACCGTCCCGCAGCCTGAGCCTGTAGCTGACACTGCCTCTGTGGGCAGCGCCAAGAAGGCTGAGGACACAACGAACTACGGCACCCAGCAGCCTGACCTCCGGGTCGACAGGCCCACGGGTGTCTCATCCTCCAGCGTCGGGACTTCGGGCTCTGGCCTGAAGCTGATGTAAGCACCATGGCGTATGACTCCGACAAGTTCACACTTGGGGAGGACGCACAGGGTGGTGTCCGGTACAAAGCTGAGGACGCCTACAAGGACTACGAGGCCGATGGTGTAAAGCAAGGGGTCATGCAGCAGGCCGAGGTTATCGCAGAGATGACTATCCCCGCTGCGTTCCCTCCCCTCGGGTGGAAGCCGGGAGATCGCCTCCCGAGCAATAACCAGTCGATGGGTACCAAGGCTGTGAATAGCCTAGCCTCCGCTCTCATGTTCATGGCGTTCCCTCCGGGGCAGCCCATCTTCAAGTGGCAGGTAGCCACCTACAAGATCAGGGACGAGATCAAGCAGGACCCGGAGTTCTACGCCAACACGGTCCTTGCCCTCGCTGAGCTGGAGATCACCCACCGGGAGCGCTTCCAAGCGACCCCTCTGGCTACTGCCTACGTGGGCTACATCAAGCAGCTGATCATCGCGGGCAATGCCCTGTGGAAGCACCTGAAGCTGGACGAGCCGACCTACTCGACCATGCGGAACTACGTCGTCAAGCGTGACTTCCCCGGCAACCCTCTGGTCATCATCCACAAGCGCTGCGTCACACTGGACCAGCTCGATGGGGACCACAGGGAGCAGGTATGGGAGGTCCTCAGTGATGCCAAGAAGTACGAGAAGGGCAAGCTCAAGCGGGACTGGGAGATTGAGGTCGAAGTCTACGACTGCCAGCGCCGCTGGGTGGCCGATGACGGTGAGGTGACATGGTGCTACTGGGAAGAGACCCACGGCATCACCCTCGAAGAGACCGAGGTGGAAGCCGATGCGGACAACCCTCCCATGTGGGCTGGCTGGCTCATCCCGAGCTATGGCAACAACTGGGGTATCTCGTATTGCTACGAGTACATCGGGGACCTCTTCATCACCGAGACCAACGCCTCCGCGCTAAACGATGGTGCATCCCTTGCAGCCCTCGCCCTCCTCTTCGCCAAGCCCGGTGGTCCGTCCATCAAGGCTATCCGGGAAGCCCGCAACCTCAGCGTCCTTCCGGGGTCTGCCGAGGAGCTGTCTGTCTTCCGGTCTGAGAAGCAGGGCGACTTCAGCTTCGTCCTCGAATGGTTCCAGCTCGCTCAGCAGCGCCTTGAGAGTGCCTTCCTCATGCAGGAGAGCATCCAGCGCAATGCAGAGCGTGTGACCGCTGAGGAGATCAAGAGGCTTGGTGCCGCGCTGGACAAGGCTATGGGTGGTCTCTACACGGAGATCGGCCAAGGCAACCAGAGGGTCATCATCACCCGCGCAGTCAACCTCCACGAGGAGGAAGAGAAGGACCTGCCTAAGCCCCCGAGGGAGTTCGCTTCCATCCGGGTCATCACGGGCATTGACGCTCTTGGCAACTCTACCGACTATGACAACCTCATGGAATACGGTCAGGCTGCCATGACGATCTTCCCGCAGTCCTTCGAAGCGTACCACAACCCCGGTGCATTCTTCACCCGCTTGGCTGCCTCCAAGGCTGTCCGACCCGATGGGCTCATCAAGTCCACAGGGGAGGTCCAGCAGGCGCAGGCTCAGGCCAAGCAGGAGCAGATGCAGCAGACACTCCTTGAGAAGGGCACAACGCCTGCCGTCAAGGGTATCGCAGACGCCTTGCAGCAGCAGGGAGGTAACCCACTCTCGGGTGACCCTTCAGCAGCTGGAGGTCAACCTCAACAGCCGCCCCAATAAGGAGACTTCATGGCTGACGAACAGCAGAACAAGGGCCCGGTAAGCCAGACCACTGGTAACCAGAACCCGGTGCCGACCATGGAGGCAACCACCTCCGTCCCGACCCTGAGCTTTGACTCAGCGGACAACTCCGTCGAGGAGTCCTTTGACACCATCTCCCAAGATGTCGGGAACCCGCAGGAGGCTGATGGGGACGAACTCCCTTTGGAGCTTCAGGAGGGGAGCGAAGAGGATGTCCTTGCGGATGGTGCCGAGAAGTCCGAGACCGAAACGGATACCTCTGCCTCTGAAGAGGGTGAACCCCTCCCGGCCTTCGACCTCGGCAATGAGGAAGTCATCGCGGCCTACGACGCCAAGTACCTCGCCGAGGGTCCGGATGGCCACAAGGTCATCAACCTCGACGCGTTCAACGACTCCATCTCGAAGAACTTCAAGGATGGCAAGACGGACATCTCCGCTGATGAGCGGGCATACGTCAAGGCCACCATGGGCGTCAGTGATGAACTCATCGACCAGCACATCGAGGGTCTCGTAGCCAAGGCAGCCGCCTCTGACGAGAAGATCTTCGCTCATGCAGGCTCGCAGGAGAACTTCGTGGCCCTCCATGAGTTCGCCGCGAAGGAGTACAATGCGGCCCAGAAGGCAGCCTACAATGCGGCAGCCGCCAAGGCAGCCAAGGGCGACTTCACGGACCTCTTCGAGCAGATCGACCTCCTGAGCCTCCGGGCCCAGCGGGCAGGCTTCGAGGGTCTCAAGGCCCCGGCCTCCAAGCAGAATACCGTAGGCGCAGGTCGCCTTCGTCGCCCTTCAAGCCCTGTCAAGACGGCAGGCAATGGGGTAACCACACGCGCCCCGGCAGCTCCGGACACCTCCGTGTTCGCCAGCACCGAGGAGCACCGCATCGCTCAGAACGAGGCCATCGCGTCTCGGGACCAGAGCAAGATCAACGCTGTACGGCAGAAGTTGTCTCGCAGCATCGCCAAGGGCCTCAAGGTCTAAGGCACAACCTCCTAGAAGGAAAGACTACGCATGTCTCAGTATACGGACTCTGTATCGCGCCTTGGCCAGCAGAAGGGCACAGGTGACGTCAAGCAGCTGTTCCTCACCGAGTTCGGTGGCATGGTCATCACCAGCTACCTCGAAGCCATCCAGCAGTACGACGCTATGCGCTGGATCAAGCAGATCACTCAGGGCAAGAGCGACACCTTCCCGGTCATTGGCCGCAAGCGTGACGCAGCAGAACACGAACCGGGCGAACTGATCCTCGGCGGCAAAATCCTGCACGATCAGGTCGAGATCACCATCGACAACATGGTCTTCGACTCCATCTTCGTCGCAGACTTCGATGAGCTGCTGAACCACTATGACGTACGTGGCCCGTACGCCACCCAGCTGGGTCAGTCCCTCGGCTCGCTTCAGGCCAAGCGCATTGCCTCGATGCACATCCTCGCATCCCGCAGCGCCGCCAAGCAGGACCAGCCGACCCCGAGCTTCTCCACCGACGCCAACATGAAGACCTCCCCGAGCGCTCTGGAAACGGCATACTTCGCCGCAGTCCAGTTCCTCCACGAGAACGACATCTCCGGTGCCGAAGTCTCCGCACGTCTGCCGTGGGCTCAGGTCCTCCTGCTGGCCCGCAACCTCGGTGTCGCCGATACGGTCCAGAACTCCCGCGAGGGCGCTGGCTCGGGTAACCGCGTCACCGGCACGCTCGGCCAGATCGCTGGCATCAGCACGGTCGGCACCAACTTCATCCCGAAGACCAACATCACGACTGGTCCGTCCAAGTACCAGCTCGATGCATCGGGCACTGTTGGCCACATCGGCAACCGCATGGCTGTGGGCTCGCTGGAGCGCAAGGCAATGCAGCTGACGGTCAAGCAGCAGGAAGAACGTCTCGGCACCATCATGATCGCCAGCCAGCTCAATGGCCATGGCGTTCTGCGTGGCGAGTGCTCCTACGAGCTGTCCACGAACCGCACCTGATCGGCGCTATAAGCTTGAGGCCCCCAGCAATGGGGGTCTCTTTAAGCGAGGCGTGGGGCGCGGCTACGCAATGGCACTTTTTGTGGTTTCCCCCAAAGCGATGCCCCTCACGTCTCACCTAAGGAGATAAGAACTCATGGTCACTACCACCACACCGACTACCCCGCAGACCTTCCTTGAAGCCATCAACATGCTTCTCCGCGAGGTCCGCATCAAGCCCATTCACTCCTTGCAGGCCGCTGAGAACGACACGGATGCTGCCGGGGCCAAGAAGGCACTCGATGATGTTGCCCGTGAGGTCCTGACCCGTGGGTGGCAGTTCAACACCAACTTCGGCTTAGTGCTCCTCCCAGATACGGACGGCACGGTGCCACTCCCGAACAATGCCCTAAAGGTGACCAAGGTAAAGTACACCTCGGATGATCGCAGGCTCTACGTCCGGGGCCGGAAGATATACGACAACCGGAACAACACCTTCACCCTCAATGCCAGCGTGACGGTGGACTGCGTGATTGGCCTACCCTTCGAGGATTTCCCTGAGCCCATCAAGGCTTGGGTCGTCGCCCTCGCGGCCTCCCGGTGGTGTCGCTCCAAGCTGCCCTCCGGTGCCGTCTTCCAGTACACCGCTGAGTTCCTGAACAAGTGTGAGCAGGACGCTCTGGAGTACGAGGTTGAAGAGCTTGGCACCGAGACCCTCAAGGACACCTCCCCTCACTTCGGCTATATGGGTCGCAGGAACATCTGAGTAATGGCTAACCCATCAATCTCTCGGACCATCGTCGTACCTAACTTGGTGCAGGGCGTCTCTCAGCAGGCCCCACAGCAGCGCAAGGAGCCGCAGTGCCAGTCCCAGTATGATATGGTCAACTCGGTACTAGAAGGTGCCACAGCGCGGCCTGAGGGCGACCTCGTGGCCATGTACGCCGCTGCTAACTGGGATGGTGCGTACTTCTCGGAGACCTTTCACGGGACAGAGAACTACGTGTGCTTCGTCCTCCCCAGCGGTCAGGCCAAGGCCATCAACCTAGATACTGGTGCAGTGTGCACGGTGACTGATACCTCTTCCGGCGCAGCCGCTACGTATTGGGCAACAGGTGCCGCCCCGCCTAAGAACAAGATGAGGGCACAGGTGGTGGACGACTTCACCTTCATCACCAACAAGGCCGTAACCCCAGCCATGGCCAACTCACCTACCGGGGCAGCTGCTCCCAACGAGGCGCTAGTCTTCGTGAGAGCCACCTCGTTCGGCACAACGTACTCCGTGGGTGTGACCACAACGGACGGATCAAACCTTTCCGCCTCAGCGGGCCGGACCACTAGCGCCACAGTGGTTGATCCCACGGCCACCATTGCTAGTGCTCTGGCAGCTTCGATCCATGGGGTCAATGGCTACACGTGTGCTGTCCTCGGCTCTATCTTCATCATTGCGCGTAGCGATGGCAGACCCTTCAGCATCAACGCCTCGGATGGCAACGGGGATGATTACCTTAGGGTCTTCAAGGATCAGGTCTCTAGCATCGACCGGCTGCCTCTCAAGGGCTACCCCGGTTTCAAGATCAAGGTGATCGGTGAGAAACTGAACGGGGACGATAACTACTGGGTCCAGTTTGCCGGTGACGCCTCCACGGGCTATTGGCAGGAAGTCGTAGCTCCAGCCATCAAGACTACCATTGACGGCACCACTATGCCCCACGTCATGGTCTGTACCAACCTGAACACCTTCGAGGTGAGGAAGCCCATCTGGGGAACCCGTATCGCAGGAGATGGTGTGGACACGGCCAAGGACCCCGGCTTCATCGGCAAGCCTATCGTGGACGTGACGTACTACCAGCGCCGCCTAGGCATGATCTGGCAGGGTGGCTCGGTGTTCTCCAAGACGGACAACCCCTACAGCTTCTTCCCTGACACGGTGCAGACGGTCCTAGCCACAGCGCCCATAGACACGAAGGTGGCCGGGGGCAGCCGCAAGGGTCCTCCCATCTTGGACTTCGCGATGCAGTTCAACGAGTCCATCTACCTCTGGTCCCAGAAGGAGCAGTTCCGCGTAGAGAGTGGTACTGAGCCCTTCAAGCAGGACACGGTGGAAGTCAAGGCGGCTATGGCCTACGAGTACGCCCCGCTGTCCAAGCCAGCCCCGGTAGGTTCCTTCCTGTTCATGGGTGTTGACGTAGGCAAGTGGGCGACCATGAAGGTCCTCCAGTTCGCCAATGGCAAGGGAGCAGGGGACACGGACGTTCTCGCCCACGCCCCTAAGTACATCCCCAAGGGCATCAGGGAGATCACCTCCAACGATAGCCTCAGAACTATCTTCGTGCAGACGGATGGCAAGAGGACATCGCTGTATCTCTTCAACTGGACCTACTCCGGTTCTGATGGCTTCATCCAGACGGCCATCAACGAGTGGCGCATTCCCGGCGGCAACATCCTCTGGTGCTCCCAGAATGGGAACATGCTTCGAGTCCTCCAGCAGCGCCCTGAGGGTGTGGCTCTCTTGAGCTTCAATCTCTCCCCGCAGCTGACGGATGACGATGCAGGTGCCCTCTACCGGACCAGATTGGACATTCGGTGCACTGAGGCCCAAGTCACTGGGCTGGCCTACAACGCCACCACCAAGACCAGCAGCTTCACCCTCCCGTACACCCCGACAGGCACGGACGTGAACCCCCTGAGGTTAGCCCTCAGGGTGGACAATGCGACATACTCACGGGGCAGGGAGTACAAGATCATCAGCGTGGTCGGCGCAGTGGTGACCGTGCAGGGGAACCTCGTAGGGTCTTTCTTCTACATAGGCCAACAGATCAACGCCGAGCGGACAGAGAGCCGCTTCTTCATCAGGTCGGACAATGGGCCTGAACCTGTGGACGAGATCACGGTGAACCGCTACAAGGTGTCCATGGACAACACGGCGTACACTCGGATAGAGATGACCCACAGAGGTGAGGTCTCCACGCAGAGCTTTGAGGGCAGGGTCCTCGGGTCTCCTTCGGGGGTCACCGGCACGCCCGCACCTCAGGACACCACCTTGGATATCGCCATTGAGGCCAAGTCCTCGGACTTCTCCATCCGTCTCGTGAATGACCACTTCTTGCCCTCCTCGTGGCAGAACGTCTCATGGGACTTCGACGCAGTAGGCTGGAAGGGAGCGAAATGATCCGCCTAAGACAAGCCAACAAGAGGGACCTAGTGTCCCTTGAGCTGGACCACAGGCTGGGCATCAATCGCCTTCGCCAGCGAGACATTGACGAATGGGTGGCCCTCGGGGGAAATCTCCCGTGGGTCCAGCTTCAGGCTCGGGACTCCGGGTGGACTGACGTGAGGGTGGCCCTGAATGATGCGGACAATATCCTCGTCATGTTCGGGGTCTTCCCCTATACGTTGGACCCATCACTGGCTACCGGATGGCTAATCGGCACAGAGCTTGGCCAGAAGGAAGGCAAGGCGCTGCACCGGTTCCATCGGCAGTTCCTCAAGGAGATGGACCAGAAGTACGATGCCCTCAGCGCCATCACCATCCACAGGGATGACCGGTGGCATGAGGCCTTAGGCTTCCATCACGTCGAGACCTATGCGCCGGGGACCCACGATGTTCCCGTACCGTCGCATCTCTATGTAAGGACATAAAGCTATGGGCCAGCTAGCCCTAGGGCTTCTCACCTTTGCAGTGGGTACCGTGCAGGCTATCAGCCAGTACAGTGCTCAGAGGAGGGAGGCCAACGACAACGCCAAGAACACGGTGTCCGCGTGGAAGGACCAGCAGGCCCAGATCACCCAGCGCCGTATGCAGGAGCAACAGGCCCTCGCCCAGAAGGAGCGCCAGAGCAGACTTGAGCAGGCAGAGGCACAGGCCGATGTCAGCGTCAGTGCGGCAGCTGCTGGGGTGAGCGGCATATCAGTTGACAACCTCCTATCGGATGTCTCCCGACGAGCGGCCTACAACAGGCAGATCGAGGAGGAGAACACCTTCAATATCATGCAGCAGCTATCCCAGCAGTCCAAGGGCATCAACACGCAGGCGCAAGGCCGGATCAACTCCGTGTCGGCACCGAGCCCATTGAGCCTGATCGCGGGGATCGCGTCCTCTGGTATCTCGGCCTTTACGGGATACAAGAAGGCCACCACACCGCTACCCTCTTAAGGAGACATCATGGCATCCCGTGACCCTCGTCAGCTCATCCGCAAGACTGACAGCATTACCCCGGTAGCCAGCCCGGTTGATACGTTCGTCCAGCCCAAGAGCCAGTCGGGGCTTCGGGACCTCGCCAAGTCCCTCTCAGGGGTCAACGAGAACCTCCAGCAATACTTCGAGTTCCAGCACGAGCAGCAGGCCAAGAAGGACATCATCAAGGCCAAGGCTGACGCCTACTCCGAGAAGGCCCCTGAGATCGCCAAGATGATCAGGGACAAGACGGCACCGGCTCAGTTCTCCCCGGACTACATCAACCAGTTCGAAGCCTCCCAAGGTGAACTGGCCGGTGGCGACCTTCAGGTCAAGTTCGATCAGGCCTTCGAGCAGTGGCCCGGCAAGGACCAGCTGAACAACGAGGGCGGCTTCCACGACTTCTTTATGGACTTCATGAAGAAGAACATCGATCCGAACGCCTCTGAGGCCACCCTCCGTGGTCTCCTGCCTAAGGTCAATGAGCTGGAGCAGAACGCTCGCGCCAAGTTCATCGCTCACCAGAACAACACCCTCCAGACCCAAGCCCTGAACACCTTCGGGGCAGGGGCCATTCAGGATGTCCAGACGCGCCTCGATGATGCCTTAGCGGACGAGAAGGGCCCGGACTATGCGACCCTGATGGATGGCGTGTTGGCCAAGCGTGCGGCCTACCTCAAGGTGGGTGGCAACGAGGCAGACGCAGACAAGGCCCTCATGCAGGGCATCTCGGGGCTGGCCATCAAGGAGCTGGACCCTCGGATTATGGACAGCTTCCTCAAAACCAAGGTCCCCGGTCAGAGCTACACCTTCGGGGAGACCCCTGATGGCCAACAGCTCGGTATCCAGACGAAGAAGACCCTTGAGGTCATCTACGGCCAGATGCAGACCAATGAGGCTGAGGCCAAGAAGCTGGAGATGAAGAAGAACCTTGATGAGGCACAGTCTGGCATCGTGCAAGCCTTGATGGCGAACCCGGTGGATCAGGTGCCCGAGGAGCTTCTGAAGAAGGCTGAGCAGAATGGCGACCCGACGATCCGCACCAAGCTGACCGAGTGGCGCAAGAACCTCACGGCAGGCGAGTCGTCTGACACCAATGAGATGCTAGCCATCACGCGCGAGATCGTGCAGAACCCCAACGTGGACCCCATGGTCTACATCCAGCGGGGCCTAGACGCCAACAAGATCAGACGGACGGAGGACCTTCAGTCCCTCTTCCGGTTCGGCCAGTCGGTGAAGGGTGAGCAGCCCCTCGTTAAGTCGATCCTTGAGAACCAAGCCTCGAAGACGTACATGGACACCTTCGCCTCGCGGACACGCTCCGTGGACGACGCCATGTCGCTAGTTCCGGGGGTCTCTGACGCAGCTATCAACGCGCAGTCCGACTACCGGATGTTGATGACGCAGTGGATACTCAAGAACCCCGAGAAGGCGAACGACCCTATCGAGCTTGCCAAGGCGCAGAACGAGATCGGCAGTTCCATCCTCAACCGTCTCTCAGCACCCGACAAGGCGCTCGGCGACACCGGGGAGGGGACCTACAACCGTGACCCGGCGCTTGAGCAGCAGGTCGGACCCGCAGCAGTCTCCGGGCCAAAGAACACCGGGGAGCCCACGCAGCCCCTCGAAGGTTCCGATGCGGGTGACAACGAGGACACCATGGCGGCTCCCAAGGAGCAGCCTCCCCAGAAGAACGGGGCACCAGCTGCAGCAAGTACGGACCAGCAGGCCCAGAAGTGGCTAGACAGTCTGACCCCTGAGCAGGCCAAGAAGTGGAAGGATACCTACGGGGACCGGTCCAACGAGATGGTCAAGCGGCTCATGGATCAGGGCTCCATCGCTCGCCCCATGGCGTACAACCCCAATGATGGGGACCTCGGGGAAGGCGACAGGCAGGGCGCTGGGATGACCCAGAGTATGGCCGAGGGCTACCTCAACGAACTCAGGTCAACCACGGGAGGTGACGATGCCGAACGACTGCTTACCCTCATCAGTAACGGCGAGGGTACCAATGGAAACTACAACGCTGTTGCAGGAAACGGAGGCCAGCAGAATGTTGATCTCTCAGGCCTTACAGTCGATGACATCCTCGCCAGACAGCAGTGGGCAAGACAGCACGGATATCCCAGCACGGCAGTCGGAAAGTATCAGCTCCTCTACAAGACCCTCAGCAGCCTCAAGGCGGACGGGACTGTTCGAGGAGATGAGAAGTTCACCCCCGAGCTTCAGGAACGCGCAGGACGTAGCCTTCTGGATCGACGAGGGTATCAGGAGTACAAGGCCGGAAGGATATCTAAACGGGCCTTTGCTCTCCGACTATCTCAAGAATGGGCTTCGCTGCCATCACCTAACACTGGACGATCTTTCTACGCTGGTGACAGTGCTGGAAACGCTTCCCGAGTGTCCACTTCACAGGTCTATGATGCTCTGGGTCTCACGCCAGCTAGCTATGGAGCTAACGAGTATGATGGACAGCCCATTGGAAACCTCACCTTCGACCATCCAGAGCAGGAAGCCGGGGTGCGGAGCCAACTCAAAGGCATCGTCTCGTCAGCATACGCGGACATTGGCGTTGACAACCCGGAAGTCATCTCTGGGTATCGCTCTCCCGATCACCCGGCAGAAGCGGGCAAAGCGTCGGGCGGCGGGGAACACACCCACGGCAACGCAATGGATGTCTCCCTTCGAGGTCTGTCCGACACTCAGCGAGCCGAGCTTGTCCAAGCTCTTAGGGCAAGGGGAGCCAAGCGCTTCATAACGTACAGCAAGTACCCGGATATGCTCCATGTGGACCTCAAGGACCAACGGGGCAACGGGCAGCCCTACTTCATGCATGACAAGTCGGCCCGGAACATGAACAATGCACCGGACTGGTTCAAGCAGATCGCGGGCTACTCAACCATCTAAGGACCCATAATGGACCAAGCAGAGTTCGACAAGCTCCTTCCACAGCAGCAGCCCCAAGAGGCCCAGCCCCAGCAAGCCGCTCCGCAAGGGGAGGACCAGAGTGTGCTTGGCTCCATTGGGGACTTCTTCGACCGGTTGGGCACAGAGATCAGCACGGCGGACCAGCGTCACGCCACGGACCCAAACCTCCAGCCTAAGCCCAGTCAGGGCCTCGGGCAGGCCGTCCAGCAAGCCGCTGGGGCGGTAGCTCAGAGTGCGGGGCAGGACGCCCTTGAGACTGGCGCTACGGTTACGGCTGGAGCTACTGGTGCAATGCGCGGCGTCTTCGAGATGTCCGATTTCTTCTGGGGCGAGAACCCCACGAGGGAGAAGATGGACCCCGTGAGGGGAGCCATCACGGACCTCAACGATCAGGCCATCAAGGATGCGGGGACCGTCAAGGGCACCCTCGCGTCTGGCCTCGGGGAGTTCACCCTCGGGATGCTCGCAGCCGGTGGCCTCGGGGAAGCCGCAAAGGCCCTCCCTTGGGTAGGCAAGGCGGTTGGCGCAGTGCCGCGCATTGTGGCTCAGGCAGGGGAGGCGGCAGCAGCTAACGCTATCGCCTTCGATCCTCATGACGCCAACGTCAGCGACATGTTTCAGGGCACCCCTCTGGCCAACCCGGTCACGTCATTCCTCCAGTCCGACCCTAACGACAGTGAGGCGTGGGCGCGCACCAAGCGGGCCATGGAGTCTCTCGGTCTCGATACCGTCATCGTGGGAACCCTAGGGACCTCCCTGAAGATTTACAAGATGCTCCAGCACGGGGATACCGCTGGGGCGCAAGCAGAAGCTGCCGCCTTCAAGGCCAAGCAGCGGAGGGAGCTTAGTGCCGAAAATACCGTTGACCCCTCTCAAGCAGGAGGATCGCCTACTGAGGTTCCTCAGCCCGATGGAGTTACCGGAGGGAATGCCCCTGAAGCTACGCCAACGGGTAATGGCGTCGATGTACCGAGCGATGGTGCTCCGGGTCCCACAGGGGCTCCCGGTGACGCTATACCAGCAGGGAACCAAGGTGAGCTACCTCCAGCACAGCAGTCTGGAGAGCCAGTGGCGGGCCAAGGACTTCCCGGCGACAATGCGGCACCCGGTGCAGCCACGGACGTACTTCCGGGCGGGCCCTCAGAGGCAGTGGGTAAGTACCGCGAGGTCGGTGGTCCTGTAGACCCCACCAAGGGGACCGCAGCATACAAGCCGATCATCGACTTCTCTACCGAGGACACGGCGGCAGTCCTGAAGAAGGCCTCCGAGGACGCCAAGGCGATGTACGAGGGTGATGGGTACTACGGTGCTGTCATCAACGGCCACAACTTCGGCAACTCGGATCACATCCCTTATGGCAAGTTCCGTTCGGATCAGGACTTCGAGAACTTCATGACGCGCGTGATGCAGCAGGCGGGTGACCGCATTGAGGCATACAGCGGGGGAGTGCAGGGGGACGACGCCACCAAGGCGCTGGCCACCAAGTACAAGCTCGCCTTCGGTCGTGACGCATCGGCAGGCCTCGCAGCTCTCCAGCAGGAGGGCAGGGACCTCAACCTGATGTCGGCCAAGATGAATGCCGTCATGGATATGTACTCTTCGGCCCAGATGGATGTCTACCGGACAGCCTCGAAGATGAAAGCTGAAGGGTCCCTCACAGACCCGCTGATCATTGAGAGCCTTCGCCAGAAGATGAGCATCGCGGCCAGCCTCGGTGGGGTCATGGACAACTTCTCGTCCAACGCGGGCCGGATGCTCCGGATGATGCGCCGTGACGTGCTGCCCTTCGACAACATCAAGGGCAAGGACTTCGCAAGGCTCCTCAAGAACTCGGACCCGAGTGCCTTGGTCGACATGATCTTGGACACCAAGGGCAACCCCGGTGGCATGACGCAGCTCCTTCGGAACCCCACGTGGGTCGAGAAGGCGCAGGACATCGCGACGTACATGCGGGTGAACAACCTGATCTCGTCCCCGGTGACCATCATGTCCAACACCATCGGCAACACGGTTCTCGGCATCCTACGACCGGCTGAACGGTTGATCGGGTCTCCGCTCGACGCAGGGGTTCAGGCCATCAGGGGCCGCGCAGCAAGCCTAGGGGTGGCCAAAGAGGCTGCCCTCCAGTACAGCTACGCAGCTACCGGCATCATGGACTCCCTCAAGACCTCCATCCGGGCTATGCTCCGTGGTGACAGCATCTTGAGCCCACACTTCAGCCAAGCCAACCCGGATCGCATGGGTGGCAGGCTCCAAACGGACATCCCCGGTGCCCAACCCATCGGGGCAGGGTACTTCAGGCCCTTCGACAGCATCGGCAATATCATCTACAACACGGTGAGCGTGCCCATGACGCTCCTTGGGACACCCACAAGGTTGCTCAATGGTGCGGATGAGCTGGCCAAGCAGATCACCTACCGCTCGAAAGTGGCCGCAGAGGCACACGTGAAGGCCTCCCTTGAGGCTATGGCGGATGGAAGCTTGAATGCAGCTGGCAAAAAGGCCTACATCAAGGGCAAAGTCAACGATGCTCTCTCCACAGCGTTCGACGCTGAGGGCAGGGCGACCAACTCGGGGGCTGAAACTGAGGCAAAGATCGCTACTCTCCAGCAGGACCTCCTTCCGGGGTCTTGGGGCAAGAGCATCATGAACTTCAGGAACAACCACTGGACGGCGAAGTTCTTTATCCCGTTCGTGAAGACCCCGACGAATGCCCTCAGGTATGGCGTAAAGTACACCCCGGTGCTTAATCTCCTCCAGAAGGAGTACCGTGGGATGCTGGCTAGCCCTGATGCGACCATTCGGGCACAGGCAATGGGTCAGATGGCCTTGGGTACTGCCTTCTTGGGCACTGCTGCAAGCCTCGTGCTGGCCGGGAAGTTCACAGGCGGTGGCCCAACGGACCCCAAGCAGCGCGCACAGATGATAGCCGAAGGGTGGAAGCCCTATGCGTTCGTCCATGAGCGTGATGATGGTAAGCGGGACTTCTACAGCCTCCAGCGCCTTGACCCGGTAGCCTCCGTGTTCGGCATGGTGGCAGACGTAGTGGATGCTATGCACGCCATTGAGTACGATGGCAACGAGGAAACCATGGGTGCCCAGCTAATGAGCGCCTTCGGGTCAATCGGTCTGGCAACCGTCAAGCAGCTTCAGCAGAAGAGCTACCTCCAAGGCATCGCTCAGGTGCTGGATGCAGTCGAGTCCGCAGGGACCGAAGGCAAGCAGGCAGCCCTCAACAACTGGCTGAAGTCTCAGGCTCAGTCCATGGTGCCACTCTCGGGCTTCACGCGCTATGAGAACGGCTTCTCTGGTGACGAACACCTCAGGGATGCCCGCTCCATGGTGGATGCCCTGATGCAGGTCACTCCGGGCTTCTCTGACGAGCTGCCCTACAAGCGCAACTGGATGGGCGAGCCTATGGTTGCACATCCGGGCATGATGTCAACCGCTGAGAACAGCCTTGTGGACCGCGAGATGGAGCGCCTTCAGCTTCAGAATGGGTCTACCTTCTCGGCCATGCCTAAGCAGCAGCTTGGGGTGGACCTCACCACGGTTAAGATGTCCGATGGCAAGAATGCCTATGACCGCTATCAGGAACTCATCTGGCAGGCTCCGGGGATGAAGAACATGCGTCAGCAGATGGCGCACTTCATGAAGTCGGAAGCTTACCGGAATGCCCCTGATGGCCCAGCCGATGTGCACGGCACCAAGCTTAACCTGCTAGCAGGACGCCGGGAGGTCGCAAGCAAGAGGGCCCTAGGCCTGATGCGGCGTGACCCCGAGTTCCGCAAGGCCATCATGAAGCAGACCCAGAGGGACCTCACGCAGTTCCCGAAGGTTCGTGCCAAGCACCCTGAGTGGCCAGCCCCCAAGAAGGGCGTAGAGGCCCTGAAGAGCATGGTGGATGGCATGGCGGGTGAGCTTACGGACAGCCCAGCTGCCGCAGCACCTCAAGACACACAGGAGTAACGTAGGTGGCAAGCAGCTACCGTAAATTTACCTTCGACGGCACCACGGCGAACGTGGCGGTGACCTTCGGGTACCTAGACCAGTCGCATGTCTCCCTCAAGGTTGACGGTGTGCTGATCGACCCGAGCGCCTACACGTGGACCGATGAGGCCACCATACACATCACGGCGGGGGCCCCAGTCAATGGGACTCCCGGCGAGGTGCGGAGAACCACTCCCGGCGATCCCCTCACGGAATTCCAACCGGGCAACCTCGACTCCTCGGACCTCAACTATGCCATCCTTCAGGCACTCTTCGTTGCGGCGGAAGCTGCCGACCGGCAGGGTGACTCTGAGGCTGGTGGGTGGATAACCGCAGCGGCAGGACGTGGTGGCACTATCACCAAGGGCGGTGACGGTGATGTAGCGATGTTTGATGCTGATGGGAATATCATCCCCGGCTTCGACGTGGCGGACATTGCTGGGGCTGCTGCCGCTGCCACCGATGCGGTCAACGCGTCAATACAGGCGGACATCTCCGAGGCCAACGCAGCGGCTTCTGCCTCTTTGGCACAGCAGTGGGCCAACAACCCAGAAGACTCCGTTGTCTCTGGTGGGCAATACTCCGCGTTCCACTGGGCCCAGAAGGCCTATGCCTATGTGGTCAATGCTCTAAGCACTACCATCCACGGCTACGCCGAGAAGACCCCCGTTGATGCCGATGAGTTCCTGCTGCTTGACAGCGCAGCCTCCTTTGCACCCAAGAAGGGACGCTGGGGGTTTGGCTTCCTGCAATGGCTTGGGGGCACCCTCCTGCTGGACTTCATGACCGGCTTCGTACCCGCCTACTCGACCACCACAGCGTTTACCGTTGGGGCTGGCTTCGGGTTCTTCGGGGGCAAGAAGCACTTCACTGTAGGCAGCACCACATGCAGCCTTGCAGCTGTCTTCGGGTCTGGCTCTGGATGCTTGGACACTGGTGTCCTTCAGGCCAGCAAGACGTACTTCGTGTACGCTGTGCGGCAGATATCCACGGGCAACACCGGCTTCGTCGCCTCCTTGTCTGCCACCGAGGGTGGGGTCAACATGACCAACCTGACTGGCTGGGAGGTACTCTCGGGGAGCAGGGTGGGGTGCATCCTCACTAACAGCTCAGGGCAGATAATGCCATTCGTGCAGGACGGCAATCAAGTTCGGACTGTGGCTACCGCCCTGTTCACCACCGGTTCAAGTGCCGCATGGGCTTTGTTCACCCTCACCACTATCCCGATTGGCATCTCAGTGCGGGCCCTGATCTCGGCTTCGGCTAGCGTCAGTAACGCCGCAGGGTCACCAGACCTTGTTGCCTATGTTGGGCCATCAACTGTAGGCCCCACAACGGTCCTAGGGGGATGCACAATAGGCACGCGCCTAGGGTCAGATGGCTCTGATAGAGCAGAGGCCAGCTTCGTACCGGTAACCACTAATACCTCCGGGCAGCTGGCACGTTCAATCAGCGGGGCAGGGTCCTTCTCGGTATCCTTCTTCAGTGGCGGGTGGATCGATTATCAATGCAAGAGGCTTTGGGGATGACCACAGTTTACGTACAATCGGATAGCCTCGGGAAGATCACCGGGGTTTACTGGTCGCCACAGGCGGGCCTTGCCCTGAGCCCTCACGACGACCAAGAGCCAGCCATTGCGAAATACCTGCGCGATCCTCTAGGTCTCGAAGAAGCCTTTCCGGCTCTCAAGAAGTGGCAGCTGTGGCTTACCGCCCTCCAGTTGGGCACGCCGGTCACCAAGCAGGATGTCTATCAGGCCATCGCCGCAATGCCGCTCTCGGAGTTCGAGAAGGAGGGCATCCGGATCATGATCGAGGATGTCACCGAGTACCATCGGGAAGACCCAAGGATCAACCTCCTCGCAACGGCCATGGGTCTGACCCCAGCCGAGATGGACAGCCTGTGGATGTGGGCAGCCCAGATGGAGGTCCCTGACGTTGGCTGACACCACAGAAGACATGGAGGCCCCACGCCGGGGCCGTCCACCCTATGCCTCCCTGACCTACGAGAAGGTCGAGGAGATTTCCCTTGGCATCCAGAAGGCCCTTATGGGCATCGAGTACCTCACCAAAGTCCAAGACGAGGTGACGGCTGACCATGAGGTTCGCCTCAGGGCTCTGGAGGCCCAAGCCCAAAAGCAGTCCGGGGGGTTTGACCTCGCGGGCTACTTAGTTCCCATCCTGCTGTCACTCCCGGGCGTGTTGCTCGGGGTCATAGCTCTCATCAAGTAAGGAGTCCCTTCATGGGCAAGAATACCCTCAAGGCCGGTACCGTCGTCCGCGTGCCGTTCGAAGTCAACGCGACGGACCTCTCCGCAGGCACCCCGCAATACTTCTATGCACCGACTGATGGCTACATCGAGGGCATCGACCTCGTGGTCCAGACGGTTATCGTCACGGGCGGCGTCATCAAGGTGCAGCGCGCCACGGGCATTGCTGATGGCTCTGACGCCATTGCTGCCCTTGCAGACGTACCCGGCGCTACCATCACGGTCGCCAACGCGGCTGAGGCTGGCTTCCGCCAGAAGGCCGAGGCAACCGAGAACGGCTCTGCTCTGCGCAAGGTCCTCGCCGGTGACCTCATCGCCATCAACGTCGATGCTGCCTTCAATGGTGGCGGCGCTGTGCGTGGTGCAGTTCGCATCCGCGATACCATCGACCTGTCCAAGGCAGTCGGCTACTAAGCATGGCGGACAGCGAGGACGACTTCACCGACAACAAGGCGGAGCAGTCCGAGTTTGATGACCTCATGGGCAAGTCCCTTGAGGAAATCCTTGAGGAGGGTCGAAAGGCCCTCTTCGCAAGGCTCGTCGGCAAGTGCCGCCTTGGGACTGCCTCTCACCAAGAGATGGCGATCCTCCGCAACATCCTGAGGGACAATGGTCTCACCCTCGGGCTAACCCTTCCGGACAGTACTCAACGGCCCCCGATAAGGGAACCCCTTGAGCTGCCCGACTTCGAGACCCCGGAGTATCTGCAATGAACCTCTACCCGATTTGGGCAGCTGTGATCTACGTGGCCAATTGGCTCCTCCTCAAGGCTGGGGTCCGCGATGGCTCAGAACACAAAGACTAACAACTGGGGAGGCCTCTATGTCTCCACGACGCAGGAGTTTCCGGGCTATCGTGATGGCATCAAGACGAGGCGTTTCGTCAACGTCTACCCCGAGGTCCTGCCTGATCCGGTTCCTGACACCTCTGAGCCTGTTGACCTGAAGGGCATTCCCATCAAGGTCGGCGACAAGGTGTGCTGGCACATTGGCGGTCGGCGCGGCTCTGGCATTGTGTTTGGTGTCGTCAAGGCAATCCATCCCGGCAAGCCCTACCTCCGGTTTGACTCGGAGTCCAAGCATGATGTCGTTGGTGATGAGGAGACTTACACCACAACGCACACCAACCCCCGGCAGGTTACGGGCGGCATCAAGATCGATGTCACCGCTGAGCTGAAGGGCCGAAAGGGCGTAACCCGCGACGCTGATGACCTCCTGCATTACCTGACGCCTGAGGACTACGCGAAACTCAATGGCTAACTTCAAAGACCCCCTGAAGGTCCTGAAGGAAGCACGCAAGGAGGCTGGCGAACCGCTGGCCTCTGAGCTTGCTCTCCCTCTGGCCCCTCACAAGCAGCTTTCCAACCCCACGAGCTATGAGCTGACAGGCCCGCACCCGGCGGATCAGAAGCTCCCCGGCCTGACCTTCATGGAGAGGGTCAAAGGCGACTTCCGGGTCTTCCTCACGCTCGTCTGGCGGCATCTCCTAGGCAACGACCCGAACCCCATCCAGCTGGACATGGCCTATTGGCTCCAGCATGGGCCCTCGCGGTCGATCATCATGGCCTTCCGAGGCTTCTCCAAGAGCTGGATCACCGGGGCGTATGCTCTGTGGCGGCTCCTGAGGGACCCAAACGAGAAGGTGATGGTGGTCTCCGGCTCCCTCATGCGTGCGCAGGCAACCTCCAACTGGTGCCTCTCGCTGATCATGACGATGGACATCCTCGCGGAGCTGAGGCCCAAGGCCAACAACAGACAGTCGGCCACCATGTTCGACGTGGGCAACTGCGTCCCTGCACAGTCTGCATCCTTTACAGCCTTCGGCATCGGGGGCCAGCTTGTCGGTTTCCGTGGTTCGTTGATCATCCCTGACGACGTGGAAACCCAGACGAACTCTCTCACTGTGGTCATGCGCGAGAAGATACGCGAGGCCGTCAAGGAGTTCGAGTCCGTGCTGGTCCCCGGTGGTGAGATCAAGTACCTTGGCACCCCACACGATGCCGAGTCCCTGTATCTCCACCTCTTGGCTCTCAAGAATGATGATGGGTCTCCGGTCTATCAGGCTCGCATCTGGACAGCCCTCTATCCCTCCGAGGAAGAGCGCAAGGTCTACAAGGGGATGCTCGCCCCGTACATCGATGCGCAGATCAGGAAGCTCGGCCCCACGTGTATCGGTAAGTCTACCATGCCGATGCGCTTCACCGACGAGGACCTAGCCCAGCGCCGCGCCGCTATGGGCCTCTCGGAGTTCCGCCTCCAGTTCATGCTCAACATGGCCCTGAACGACAGCGACAAGTATCCCTTGAAGCTTCGGGACCTTATTGTCATGGACCTCGAAGACAAGCGGGGCCCCGAGGAGCTGGCATGGGGCACTACCCACCGGGACCTCGACCTTCCGCTTACCGGTTTCGATGGGGACTTCTACCATCAGCCGGTCTACGTTGGCGACCACTTCGCGCCCTATGACCTGACGATTGGCTTCGTGGACCCTTCGGGGCGAGGGGCCAACGAGACGGCCATGATTGTCCTCTCCCTGCTCAACGGTCGGGTCTTCCTCCAGCGCGTCTACGCAACGAGGAAGGGCTACGAGGACAGCACCTTGGATACCATCGGGTCCTTGTGCGTGAGGTACCGCATCTCCGAGCTGTTCATTGAAGGCAACTTCGGTGATGGCATGTTCTTGAAGCTTGTGAGCCCCGCAGTCCACAAAGCGTGGGCCCGGTGGAACGAGAACCACAAGACCTCCGAGCATGGTGGGACGACCATCACGGAAGTCAAATCGGGGAACCAGTTCAAGGAACAACGCATTCTGAGTGTGCTTGAGCCGGTCACACAAGGCCACAGGCTCGTTGTAAACCGCGAGGTGATCAATAGTGACCTGAGGTCGCTGGAGGACGTGGACGGCGAGGAGAACCGGAAATACTACTCCCTGTTCTACCAGTTCACCCACCTGACCAAGGAGAAGGACTCCCTTCGCGAAGACGACCGCCTAGAAGCCCTCGCGTGCGCCATCGGGATGCTAGCTGAAAAGCTGGGGATTGATCCCGTTGGAATGGCCCGCCAGCGTCGACAGGAGCGCGAGGAGGACATATTAGAGCAGATACTACGGGAACACGACGAAGCCGTTATGCGGGGCTCTGAGGGCCAGCGTAAGGACACTCGTGTAAACGCTGCTCGCATCCAGCAACGGTAAGCTTCGCGCAAGCTTTCCATGAGAAAAATTCTCCTCGCCGGGACTGCAACCAAAAAGTTGTAACTCGGCGGGGACATATACAAATCGGGGGAGTTGGTACTGACTATATGAAGGGGAGTCTCAAAGTCTATACCTTAGTGTGATAGACCCTTATCATCATCTAGTCTCCTTAAGGTGTTCCCTCTGAGCAAGAGGTAAGACCTTAAGAGACAGTAGCCCTGCTCAGAGTGACCTAGTAGCCTACCCCTCAAGGCACACCAGAGGGGACACACCAGTGATGAGGGATAGACCCCTGAAGCCTAGCACCCCATGCCTACCCCGAAGTACCCTAGGGGTCACGTATCTCAGAGGTCTCCTCGTGGTAGGGCCGAGCGGGATTTCCCCCCGTGCCGCCTCCCGCCCGTGCCTTTACACTCAGGGGTTGGCGGGGTGCCACCCTTTGGCCCTTGGGCCTACCCTGAGGTGCGGCGCGTCATGTCCTTACCTGAGGACACGACATGAGGGCAGGCGGGCAGTAGGGCATTGAGGGGCCTGTCATGTCCTCTCCTCATTGGGTGTGCATTGGGCTTGGCCTTGAGAATACATCTGTGCCTATGCCACTTGGACACTCTGAGTACAGAGGGAAGGGTCTACACCTCATAGGGTAGGGGGCCTGATGGATAGCATGTGGTTGGGGCAGGTAGTGGGCCATCAGGGGACTAGACCCACTAGGCCACTCTAAGGCAGGGCATCAGCTTGGGCTATGAGTGACCGACCAATGATTGAGTGAGGGTCTGTGCACTTTTCTTCTTTGAGGGGCTTGACCCTCTCAGCAAATCACTTTAATGGTTTGGTCATCGGAAACGACCGGACCACTTCACCGGCCCCTAGGGTAGCAACGAAGTCGGGAAGCCTAAGCACGTAAGGACTGGCGAGCGGTTGGACTGGCGGTTACATCCAACACATAGCGGGGCAGGACGCGAGACCAAAGGGATACAGACCCCGAGGGGATGGAAGCGAGGCCCGACCGTTAACAACGAGCTGGCCACTTCTCCTCAAAGGCCCAGCCCCGGAGGCATTCACTACTAGGCACTAGCCTAGCGTTCTTTGACAACGGGTAACACTCTGTAGGAGGAGCATCACCCATGAATATTGTAGAGCAAGCACACATATTGCATGTGTTAGCACCGGCAGCCGCCATGGCCTATATGGGCCTCCGCTTCGTTGTTTCCGTGCTTTGGGAGGTCTGAGAGATGGCCACCCTTATCACCAAGATCAAAGGCGCACACTTCAGGCTGCCAACCCGCAAGGGCCTCGCCAAGCAGTCTTACAAGGCTGCACACATTGGCTACTTTGGGTCTGTAGGCCTTGAAGCCCACGGGCTCTATGGCGCTATGGGCCTTGTGCTCTTTGGCCTCTCCATTGCCGACATCTTCTTGCACTTTGAGCAGGAGGCATGAGGCCATGGCTCACACTGAAGCGGAGTATCAAGCCTATGTCTCCGATAGGGGAGGCATCAAGGGCCGCGTCAAGCAAGCCGCAAAGGAAACCATCATTGACAGGCTCATTGAGCTAGCCAATGAGATTGATGCGGCAAGGGATGCTGATAACCTTGACCCGAACGAGATGGCAGCAAAGCTTTGTGGCTTTGTGATAGCCTCACGGGACATGCTTGGGGAGGTCGACCAGATATGAGGGCGACCATCAAGGCAGTCCGCAAGCTTGAGAGGCACCGCAAGGTTCAACTCTCAGTGACCTTTGGGACCATGGCGGCAATCATTGGGTCATACTGGTGGCCGGGCTGGCAAGAGCTAGTCACCGGCATCAACCTTATGACCACAATCATTTGGGTTTGGGCCGAGTGAGGCCTAGACGTACTGACACAAGGGGACAGGGCGCGAAAGCCTGAGGTCCCATGCTTTATGCCACTACATCACGTGACCTAATGGTGACTTGCGGGTAAGCCTCTAAGGAGGGCCCGCGAGCATCCACTAGGCCACTCACGGCCTAGTCTTGTAGGAGAGACTAAGACCATGACACGCTCTATTGACATCGTAAATCAGGACGGATCAACCACAGTCATAAATGACTTGGTGTCCAACATCATGCTATTCGAAGAGGGATGCATGGATGATGACCAGACGGTCACATTCTTTCAAAGCCTCATCGATACGGGCATGGCGTGGACGCTTCAAGGTCGTTATGGCCGCTTGGCCTCAAAGCTTATCGCGGAGGGCCTTTGCCATGAGAGCAATTAAGATCAACCCTCATGACCGCACTATCACTGAGGTCACCTTGCCAGACGATACGGCAAAGACCTCAAGGCAGGTGCTGCAAGCCCTCTACCATGAGATAGGCAACGGGTGTGACCTCATAGAGCTTGTCCATTGTGGCAAGCCCACCTTGAGCCACAACGTTGACCTTGTGATTGACGAAGAGGGCTTGCTTAAAGACAACGCCTTCTTTTTCTTCCGGGGTTACCCTCATATGGGCGTCGGTGACTACGCAATGGCAGGCACAGCGCTTGTCATAGGGCAGGCCCGTGGGGAATACATGAAGGGGCTGCCTGAAGAGGTGACCCTTGACATGGTGACTTCATGGGTCCGCTGGGCCTCTAACGGTAGGGGCAGGGCATGACCAAATCACCAACAAAGTCACGCCTCCAGCACCGCTTAATTGAGGAGCGCGACGGCATAGCCTTTTGGCTTACTGAGGGTGGCAGCCATGCCATCTTCAAGGATGACAAGTTTGTGCAAGTCTTCACGGGTCGCAACAGCGCGGATGCTGCTTGGGACCTTTGGGACAGGCTAAGGGCTGAGAGGAACACCAAGCCATGAAGTACGGACCCACAATCGACATATGGGCCATGACTGAGGCCGAACGCAAAGCCATCCATCCGGGCCAATGGGTCAAGGCTGGAACTGCTCTAGGGCGCTACCTAGGGCAGAAGCAAGGGGGCACAGACGTTGTGCTCTGGAGGGCACCTAAGGGTCAGCACTTGGCCAAGCTTAGGACCCTCAGAGAATACGCGAGGGCAACCGCATGATAGCTCTGGCAATCATCATGTACCCTTTCGCCATGGTTCTGCTCTTGGCGCTGATTACCCGTCCTGAACATTGAGTAAGGCTCTAAGCCCTACCCTTAGGGGCCCTTTCGGGGGCCTCATAGGCTAGCGCTTGTGCTAGGTAGCTGTAGGAGGCTATGTTATGTCTGAACTCATCGTAAATCCCGTATCTGGAATGCTTAACTGCGCTGTCCAGATGTTTGCCCGCAAGGTGTGGCCGCAAGGCTACGATACCGCCCTTGATGCTCCTGAGACCTTCAGGGCCCTCAAGGAGGAGTACACCAAGCGAGGCCGCATCACGGTATTCTCTGGGGCTTCCTCAAAGACTATCTTTGATGACCATGGCGTCAATCTTGACTTCAGGGCGTGGCACGACTGGGCACACCTTCAAGTGGGCGGCAAGTCGTTCAACGTGGACAGCGAGGCTGAAGCCTGCCAGCTGCAATGCGACATGGTAAGGGCCCGCTACAATGGGTCTGATGCCGACTGGCTTTGCAGGCTGATCGATGCTGAAATCATGGGACAGGCCAAGCATTGGGCCAAGTACAAGGCCTTTGTGGACAACCAAAGGGCCTTTGACCTCGCCTATATCGCCAACCCCGGCCAAGCCCTCAGCATGAATTGGAGCGCAACCGCACTCGAAGGAAATGCAGCATGAGCAAGAAACTCATCGTTACGCCCGGTTGCGAAGTAGCCATGAACACCCTTGAAGACGCCGCTTGGTTTGAAGTGGTGTCCGTCATGGGTCCTAACCTCTCTGTGCGCGATGTCACCCTAGGCGACAATGCGGCCCTGCAATGGGCTGACATCTCCATGGTCAAACAAGTGCGCAAAGGCAAATCGAAATGACTTGGGCTTTCTGGATACACGGCTTGGTGACTGCCGTCTCTGTATATGTCATCATCGCGTCAGTCTCTATGGGCCTCAGGGCCCTAGCAGATTGGCTGGACTGAAAGGAAGGAAACATGACCACAGACCTCATGAATTACCTAATGTCCCTTGGCTTCATGTTCTGGCTGGGGCTCATGGTAGGCCATCGCGTTCAAGACCACTACAACAAGCCTCAGGACGACAAAAAGCATGGGTGAAGTCATCCGCTTCCCCCGCGAAAAGACTAACCGAAAGGCCGCTCCTCATGGGGCGGCTTTTGGCGTTTCTGGAGTTGGTACTGACTATATGAAAGGTGAAGCTCAAAGCTTGCCTTTGGGCGTCAGTCCAGACGGTCGCCGCACCATCGTGCACAGACCACAGAACGCCATACAGTTGCTTCCGCCTCCTCCGGCTGTACCAGTAGCCCCCGACGCTTCGTTAGCGCTGTGGGCCATCTGTGGCGGCTTGGCGGCTATTTCAATTTGTATCGTGGGGGCCCTTGCCGGTTGGTTTTAGGGTCACCACTTGAGTGCATACCCTCATGGGGCAATGGTGCCCCGTGGGTCTCTCTTTGATGATTGGGAAATCACAGATGAACATCAAGACAATCGACTTGGGCAAAGTTGACCTCACGGCTTGCGCCACGGCTGAGGATGCCCGCCCCGTTCTCATGGCTCTTGAGGGTCTCGCAGACCTTCCGGCAGACCGCAAGGCAGCCATCGTGGACACCCTGCTTGCGCAGGCCTACCCCGGCGAGGTTGAAGCCCCTGAGGGCGTCATCGCCACAGAGATGAGCGAGGAGGCTGTTGAACGCTTCCGGGAAACCGGCAGCCCGCTTGAAGCTTGCCCCGCTGACTACACCGCTCTGCATTCCCTCACGGAAGCCTTGCTGGCTACCGCTGACGCGATCCGCGACATTGGCGAGGGCCTGAGGTCTGCCGCCTTCATGATGGACAAGCGCGCCACCAAGGAAGCCGAGGCGGGCAAAGACGCCTTGGAACTGGACGCCAGCCGAGCGGCATCCGTTCATGAGGTAATCAACCACTCCTCGCGGACCCTCTCGGCAATCTGCCAAGGCGCGCACCTGCTTAGCCAGATGTCCGCCTTCAAGGCCATCGAGAAGTACGAAGCGGCCCAAGAGGCCACCACCGCGACAAAGCACTAGGCGCTAAGAACCGCGCGATTAAACTCCATGGGGCCTTGACGGGCCCCTTTTTCGTTCCTACATCTGCGCATACCCCACGGCCAAGGCCCGCCCGGTGGGGTCCAAGAGGGCCATCTAGCTAGAGGAATACCACAACATGACATCTTCTTTTGGTACCAGCGGTCTCCGCTCTGTCGTCCACAAGTCGGGCGCTGAAGGCGCTATCGAAATCGATCCGATCTCCGGTGAAGTTCTCTCCCTTCTTGGCGACAAGCCGGAATGGGCTGAAGGCCTCACGGTCGCTCAGGTCACCCAGCGCCACAAGTTCTACTCGCAGGCTCTCGGCGACAAGTACACCTCCGAGATGAAGGTTCCGCAGGTTCTCGCCTTCGAAGACCTCGACTGGCTCGGCGCTCGCGCACTGCCTGAAGATCACGACGTTGATGCAGCCATCGCTGCCGATCCGAACTATGATGGCTTCGAGCACTTCGAGCTGAACGCTGACGAAGACTTCCGCTCGGGCGTTGTCGCTCAGGTCCTCGAAATCTCCGGCGACATCAAGGCCATCGAAGCGGCCATTCTAAATGGCGAGGCATTCGGTTCCGGCTCTGTGACCGTGAGCACGGACACGATGACCATCGACCTCTCGGAAGCCCTGAACGCCGACAACTACCGCTCGCAGGAAGAGCTGGAAGAGCAGGACCGCGCGCGCCGCGAAGGCTTCTCCAAGGTCGCTTCGGCTTCCGGCGAATAACACCATCCCGTGATCCCCAGTGATGGGGACACCTTGGCCTCTCCTCACCTAGATGCAGCACGTATCGCGTCTCTAGGCTAGGAGGGGTCCTTTTGCCTTTAGATAGGAACGCTCTTCGGGAAAGGAGACCCTATGGAAAGCCAAGAGGACCTAGCCTTATGGGCAGCCTTCAAGCTGCACTATGGCACAGCAAGCAAGACCCTCAAGACCCAAGCCCAGCTAGCCCTAGAGGACTACTGTGACGCCGAGGGAGACCTAGAGGAAACCAAAGGGGGCTGGGGCCATCTGGCACCGGCCACAGTACGCAAGCGCCTCAACTGTCTCAGCAAGATGGGTGTGGACGTGAAGGGTCACCGCCCTAAGCTGGACAACGGCCTGAAGTGGTGGCTTAACGACAACGCCAAGGCCACCCTCCTCGCCAGCCCTGAGGTCCCAGACCTTATGAAGCGCTGGATAGGCTGGACCACCGCCACGGGCCTTCGCGTCGAGGAGAACCTTAGGCTAGACACCCGCAAGAACCTCGACCTAGTGCGCCGCGAGGTGACAGTCCCCGGTCTCAAGACCCACGGCTCTCAGGCCACCCTGCCCCTCTCTCAGGCCGCAGTGGAGGCCCTAGGGTCAGGCTGGGGGCACGTGCCGTTTGCGATCCACCTCAGGGCCCTACAGCGCATGTGGGACGACTGCAAGGCCATCCTCGGGGAGACTGAGGACCACACGTGCACCTTGAAGGCCCTTAGGCGTAATGCAGCTAGGCACCTCCACAGTGACCTAGGGATGCCTCTCGATATGGTCCGCCAGTATTTGAGGCATACCGATATTGACACCACCATGGGCTATCTCCATCTAACAGGGGGCTACCGCACCAACGAGATGCGGAGGTACCTAGATGGCCGTGACCAGTAGAGTAGGCCGCAAGTGCAAGCGGGTCTTATTCTTCAGGCGGCACGGTCTCCGAAAGTACAGGCTCACCCAGTACAGAAACATCAAGGCTCTGCTCAAAGGGTTCGGGGCCAAGCTTAGGAGACAGTACCATGACAGACGCCGCTAGAATGAACATGATGCTTGTGCCTTATGGAGGCAAGCCCTTCGAGGAGACCAAGGAGGAGTTTGATGCGAGGGTCAGTGAGGCCTTCCTGAGAGAGTTCGAAAGGCTCATCTTTGAGGCCTTCGTCGGGGGACCGTACAACGAGCCTGAGCTTGAGGTCATGGGGCACCGGGAGGATGGCACTCCGATCTACGGAGAAATCTTTGATGCCCCTCTTGACGACTATGGGACACCTCCCTATATGTCTTGAACAGCGGGGGCAATAGCGCCCTCGCAACACACCGCCACCACCGGAAGGGAAACCCGCAATGGCTAAGACACCTAAGACTGAAGATCAGCAGATCACCGCCCCGGAAGTCAACAACGAGCAGGCTCCGGACACCAACAACGACAACACGCAGGCACCTGAAGGCCAGCAGCCGGAAGGCGAGCAGCATCAGGACCCTGCCCCGCGTAAGCCCGCCACCACGGACTTCTCCAGCTTCTCCCTTGAGGTCCAGCTGGACGAAGAGCTGCCGGAAGACGAGGACTTCGTGGGCATTGGTGGCCCGACCCCTCAGCTGCCCTACCGCGCCTTCTTCACGGCGAACTACGGCAAGGCTCTGACCGAACGCGAAGAGGGCAAATACTTCACGCCCAACTCCTTCGCGCCTCTGGGTCTCCACCAGCACATCACGGACCAGTTCGCCAAGACCCACGGCAACGAACCCCGCAAGCTCAAGCTCGGCGAGGTCCGCTCCAAGGTCAGCGACCAGTTCAAGAAGTGGCAGGACGAGAAGAATGCCCCGGCTGACCGCAAGCTCGTCACCCTGAAGTTCGCGGACCGCGCGGAAGGCTTCACGGGTAACGATCAGGCCTTCGAGCAGTTCGGCCCCGGCGTCCGCTTCTGGGTCGTCAAGAAGTAACTCCCAAGGGCTCCTGTAGTCCTCCTACATACAGTCGAGCCCTCTAGTGGCCCCCAAGGCGAAAGCTTTGGGGGTCATTTTGCTTTTAGTGGGAGGGTCTAATACTTTTTGCGTAGTTCTCCTCCCTCCGTACTAATCCATCACTGTGAAAAGGAAACCACGAGATGGCCCCAAGCAGGCAGGTCATGAAGCGCCGCCATGCTGAGGACTTCCACGTCTATGACAAGATGCAGAAGCTCGCAGCACGTGCAGCCAAACGCTACCCCTACCCTCCCTCCGATGCTCCCGACCGCGAAGATAAGGTCAACGCTGCCAACGCAGCCCGCAGAGCATGGATCACCAAGCAAGCCCCTCCCGCCCCGCGATACCGACCGGTCCTTCCCACAGGCAAGTTCTATGCCGCCCACCCGGTTGTCTCCACACCCGAAGAGCTTGAGAAAGCCCTGATGGATGCTGTGGATCACATGAACGAGGCCAACTACATCCGTTAAGCGCATAGGGGCGCAAGGGCAATGAGTTACATGGATACGACTGCAATCTGGGTCCCCGGAATGGACCCGGAAGCCCATCCCCTGTGGCCTGAACAGGTCCAGTTGGAAAGGGACATGATGGAAGCGGGGGCTGAGGCCTTCCGCAATACAGTCATCACTGCAAAGGCCAAGGACCGTATGAATGCCCTTGCGCCTGTACGTCGCATGATCCAAGAGTGGACCCCACAGGTAGGCCAGCAGATCAAGCAGGCTTACCGGGACTACGACAACCGCCGTGGAGGTGCCCAGCAGGACGCCTTCGAGCTTTGCCGGGGGACGGACAAGAACGTCCTAGCACTCATCGCAGTACGCCACATCCTGAACCACATAGGAGCCGGTAAGGCCACCATCTTGACCCTCGCGGACGAGATAGGGGCTACCGTCGAGCATGAGCTTCAGGTGCGCCTCTGGGAGGCCAAGAACCCAGAGAGCTTCTACGCCCTCCAGAAGGATCAGGACACCAAGGGCTCGACCAACGGGCACCGGATGCTGGTCAACAAGGGGGCCTTCTCACACCTCCTGAAGGAGGCCAAGTCGGACACCACCTCCCCGTTCGCTGCCCACGGTATCGACTGGGATAAGTGGTCCAAGATGACTAAGCGCCGCGTGGGCTTCATGCTCATAGATGCGGTCATGAAGGGCACCGGCTGGTTTGTGACCACCAAGGAGCACGTAGCGGAGACGTTCAAGCCGGGGGACTATGGCAGCACTGTCCTAGTCTTCAGGCCCGAGCTTCTCGCCAAGTTCGGCAACGCCATGGACCTCCTTGAGGCTACCAGCCCCAAGCTCTGGCCCACGGTCATCCCCCCGAAGCGCTGGCAGGGCACGAGGAATGGAGGGTACCACACCCCCTACGCCCACGGCCCAGCACTCATCCACTTCAAGAAGCTTGCCGAGACGGCAGGCCAGAATGCAGCCGACGAGTATGACGCCTTGGACATGCCGGGGGTCTACAAGACCATCCACGCCCTACAGGAGACCCCATGGAAGATCAACGTACCTGTCCTAGAGGCAGCCAATGCTTTGTGGTTGGAGAAGTGCGAGTTTGCTTCTCTCCCAGCGCAGAAGGAACGCGACTATCCGGCACGGTCTCCACGCATGGAAGAGGACCGGAATGCAAGAAGGGAAGCAGCCCGGAGGGGCATTAAGCTCCCTCCCCCTGAAGGCGCACTCGCAGACGAGATCAAGGAGTGGAAGCGTGAAGCATCCGAAGTCAAAGCCTTCAACAATCGCGTCGTTGGTCGCACAAGAGGGACTGAGGGGGCCTTGGAGGTCGCCAATGGGTACGCCTCCCGTGAAGCCATCTACTTCCCCCATAAGCTCGACTGGCGGGGACGCTTCTACCCGATCCCCTCAGGCCTCCAGCCCCAAGGTAACGATCTACCCAAAGGTCTCCTTACCTTTGCCGCCGGGGTACCGGTCTCGGCTGGAAACCATGGTGATGACTGGCTTGCTATCCACACTGCCAATGTCTGGGGAAAAGACAAGCTTCCCATGCCCGAGCGCATCGAGTGGACCAGAAGCCAGTGGGATCGCTTCGAGAAGATCGCTGACGATCCTACAGGAGAACATGACGGCTACGATTGCGCGCGAGACTGGACGAAGGACGACTGTGACAAGCCGTTCCAAGCCCTAGCCGCTACCATCGAATGGGTCAACTTCGTGCGCCATGGGGACGGCTTCCTGTCCAACCTCCCGGTCCACGTCGATGGCACATGCAATGGCATCCAGCACCTTTCAGCCCTGAGTAGGGACCGCGAGGCAGGCCGACTGGTCAACCTCGTGCCCGACAGTAAGCAGCACGACATCTACAAGGTGGTAGCTGTTGATCTTCAGGAGGTCCTTGAGGACATGATCCACAAGGGTCTCGTAGGCTGGGACAGTGCGGTATTCTGGATGGAGATGTGCGACTGGGACCTCCCCCGCTCGCTCACTAAAAGGCAGGTCATGGTGGTACCTTATGGTGGCACCAAGGACAGCTTCTTCCAGTACATCCGCAAGTGGCTCACCGAGTACCACGACATGGACCCCAGATGGTCGAAGCTTGATGGGGAGACCCTTGGCAAACACGTAGGCTTCCTAGGGAAGCTCATGTGGGAAGCCGTAGGTCGACACACTCGCGGCGCTCAGCTGGTAATGAAGTGGCTCAAGGACTGCGCCTCGGCAGCCGCCATGGGTGGGGACCAACCGATCTTCTGGGTCACCCCTAACGACATGGTAGTCCGCCACTTCTACGGCACGCCAAAGAGGAAGGCCATCGAGACCCTCCTAGACGGGCAGCGCACTCAGCTGTACGCATGGGAACGGGACAACAGGCTCAGCCTCAAGGAGCAGAAGCAAGGGATAGCTCCGAACTACATCCACTCTCTGGATGGTGCGTCCTGCTCAGGGACCATCAACCTCTGCGTCGATGATGGGGTCACCTCCCTAACCTCAGTGCATGACGACATGGGGACCCATGCAGGGAACATGGACATCCTCAACCGTAACCTCCGCAGGGCCTTCGTGAATGTCCACAAGCATGACTTGCTGGGGTCCTTCAGGGAGAGCTGCATTGACGTGATGATGCCTGTCTATATCGAGCAGAACCGCGTAGACCCCATTGAGGCCCGCCAACTGGCTTCAGACGAATTGGATAAAGTCGCCGGGAGAATTTCGCTTGGCGATCTGGAAATTGAGGAAGTGCTGGAAAGTACGTACTTCTTCGCCTGAAAAGTTGGTACTGACTATATGAAGTCGAAGCTCGGAGTTTGCCGTAATGGTAACTCCGGGCTTTCTGTTTTGTTCCATCAACCCATTGTGAGGTCCCTGTGAAGAATAAGCCGACAATAATCATCCGCATGGGCGCTGCCCACAATGACCTCACCATAGGCACGGACCACTGGGCCCTGCCTGCACGGGAGTATGGGACCCGTAGTACCCATGCTCAGCGCGAGGCCAACGACAAGGCCACGCAGAGGCTGACCGATGGTGCAAGGCTCATCGCCTCTGCCCTAGACCTCAAGTCACCACCACCCGCCAAGAAGGAAGGGAAACCACATGGCAAACATAATCACCGAAAGGGCCCCCGCCCCGCCACCCAAGACGCACACCGCGCAGGGGGTGCCGCTGGGAAAGGGGTACGACAGGACGCGTCTCATGATGCTCCCAAGAAACAAGGCCGCAGACGCAGCGCACCTCGCTCTGTTCCAGCTTCAGGACAAGCCGGTTGAAGAACAGATCATGGGGGCAGCCGTCCTCTTCGCCACCATCTGCAACACCCTCGGGCTCGACCCCGATGAGACCCACGCTATGGGCCTTCGGGTCATCCGCGCTATCACTGACGAGGACCACACGGCCTCGCGGTCACTGGAGTCTCTGAGGGACTTCGCATCAACGGCACTGGCCGGAAGGGATACCACGATATGGTAATGTCAGTAGTAGACACACGCCCCACCACCATCTTTAGCCTGATCGAGCAGGTGTCCTTCGAGGCCTCGCAGACCCGCCGCCGCTTGGCGTTCATCAGGGGTGAGTTAGTCGGGTGGAATGACAGCGACAAGGAGACCCCGACGGGTGACTACCAAGGGCCCATCGTGGGCAAGGCAGTCAATGACCTCGGGGACATCCTCAACGAGCTGGGCCGCATCAACGCCGATCTGGATACCCTGAAGTACACCCTCGGGGTGGACACCGGCGAGGTCCAAACCTCCGAGCCCAAGTCCATCCAGCCCCGCCACTCGATAGGTCACCTATGAACGCCCTCCCTCAAGTCCTCATCGCGGTCGCCCTCTTCGGGACGATAGCTTGGGGTCTGGCACTCCTCGCATGGTCCTTCACGCGGGCCAGTCGGCCACCCCAGCCGGTCAACAAGGCACGGCTTCCGGGCACCTACTACGCCCTGTGGGCTGATGACCCGGATGGTTCCATCGCGTGCGCCACGGCGGTCAACGCGAGCTGGCCGTATGGTGACGACCTGACTGCCCATGAGGCGCAGGACGTGGCAGAGAGAATGAAACGCAGAGGGGATTGGCACCGCCTATGAGCAGCACTGACAAGCTCTCCACGGGGATCATGCTCATGTTCCTCAGCCTCCCGGCCTTCCTCCTAGCCAGCTGTGGGGGTCCGCCCCCGCAGGCCACAACACCCACCCCGGATAGGGCTGATGGGCGCACCATCGTGGAGCCCGCAAGCTCTGCCCTCTTGCAGAACCGGTGGGACACCTCTGGGCTCTATGAGTTTCACCCCAAGCTGGCCCCGGACTACCTCTGTGTGGTCTACCGGGACCTCACCGCTCCCACCATGGCCTGCTTCAAGCCATAACCACGACAAGGAAACCGCACACCATGAAGTACATCAAGCATATCCTCGTGGGCCTCCTCTTGGCCCCACTCATGCTCCTCGCAGCCTGTGAGCCCGCAGCCAACGTGGCCTCCCGCAACGTCTCCATCGCGGCAGACAACTTCGAGGTCAACCGCAGGATCACCTTCTTCGCCGTCGTCCCCATGAAGGGCGTAGAGTACCTAGCCGTGATCGAGGGCAAGTGCTCACTCGGCAACAATGACAGCGCGGGCGAACTCACGGTCACCTGCAAGGACGGCGAGGGGCAGTTCTCCAAATACTTCCTCGGGTTCGACGCCTCAACCATCAGCTACATGGTCCAGCAGGGCAAGACCGCAGCGGCATCCGACAGGCACAGCCGTGTGATCCTCCGTCCCGAGACCCTTGTGCCAAGCGTCGAGTTCGACTGATGGGTGAGACAGCACAGATCATCTCAACCCTCATAGGCTGGGCCCTAGGGTCCATCATTGGGGCCTATATCGGCATCAAGCTGGCCGACTGGTGGTTTGGATCGTGATGCTCCTATACAGCATCGCCCTGCCCTTGCTGTTCATCTGGCTCCGCTACACCTTCTTCGGGGAGACCAGTGGCATCGGTACATGGGACCCCAAGTGTACCATTCCGGACCCCTTCGCCGGGGAACGGCACCACAACACTGACATAGCGTACCTCTACAAGGGTCAGCTGTGGCCTGCTCACCTGTGGGCCCGGAAGATTTACCACGAGATGGGTGGCACCCTGCACGAAGGCATGGAGCAGAACCTTCATGACGGATTGGGTACCCTTGTGGTCAACCCAAAGGCCGACACCATTGTCTTTGCTAGGGCAACCCGCCAAGACATCCACTGAGCCTCGGCTTATGGCCTCCCCTCCTGAAGTATGGCCTTGAGGGTCATCTTCCGGTAGTGACAAAAGGAGGGGAGTGATAAACTGAGGACCCCTTAGGCTACCACCTAGGGAACCCCGGCAGTGGGGGAAGAGTACGCTGCCAAAGACATCCTTCCATCAGGGGTATGGCGCGGGCAATGGCCACCCGCCGTTATGTTTCGGTCTGATGGAAGACGCTACGGTGCCCTAAGTTTAATATGGGATGGACAGCCGCAGCCCAATTCGCAACGCCAACAAGGAGAGACCCATTGGCAAAGAACACATACCGTGACAGCCCTTTCGGCATCGCGAAGAACATCCACGTCAACAAGCCCGATGACAAGTTCAACAAGGAGAACCCTCCGTTCCACCTTGAAGTCACCTACTCTGGCGCTGATGCCATCTCAGAGCGTGAGCTGATCGACGCCAAGGCACAGGAAGCCTTCGACGCCTTCATGACTGATGGCGACGGCTCCAAGCTGACCCCGGCAGAGCGCAAGAAGTGGTCCGTCTACAAGCCTTACGCTGTGGTCGAAGACGACGAGGGCAACGAGACCGGCGACATCGCTGTGGACTACAAGCAGAACTCCATCATCCGGACCCGCGATGGCGTCAAGAACGTCCAGATCGGCCTCTATGATGCCAACGGCGATGAGATGACTGACCTCGTGCGCTTCGGGTCTACCCTCCGGGTCCGCCACTCCTTCCGGGCCATCACCCTGAAGACCAACAAGCAGGTCGGTGTCCGTCTGGACTTCTCGATGGTGCAGGTCTCCAAGATGGCAGAAGGCACGGGCGGCGGCTTCGGCAAGGTCGATGGCGGCTACACCAAGCGCGCCCAGAAGGACAACCCCGGCGATGCCCCGTTCGATGGTGCGGACGACAAGGGTGCTGCCAGCGAGGAAAGCGACTACTAATGCGCTTCCTTTCCGGTCAGTCCTTTGACACCCTCCTCCCTGTCATCACGGCAGCCACCGGCACCACGCTGTTGTTCGACAAGGACGCCACCCGCGTTGGTGGGTCCATCTTCAACAAGTCCACGGCCATCTTGACCATCCTCGCAGCTGGGTCCCTAGACGCAGTAGCAGCGGATACAGCCATGACCGCAGGCAAGGAGACCGTCGAGATCGCAGCTGGTGGCTACTTCGAGCTGGACCCATCCTACAAGGGTGCGGTCTACGGTCGGTGGGCCACAGCCGATGGCGGCTCTGCCAAGATCACTCTCTACAGGTGACCCCATGAGCCTTAACCTCGCACCCTCCCCGCATGGTGGGGTCTCCATGGCCCCCATTGCGCAGAGCATCAGGGAGGCCCTCGAAGCCGCCCACTCCGCATTACAGGAGGTGGCTGCCCCAGCTAAGCGGACACGCAAGGCCAAGGCGCAAGCTGCCTGAGGAATACCAATGGCAAACTTCAATGCCCCGCTAGACTGGCGGGGTAACACCAAGAATGGCGCAGGCCTCAAGGGGACCCCATTGGGCGCTGGTGGGGGCCCCGCTCCCCTCACGCCTCTGGACCCCGCGCTCGCCTCGCAGCCCATGGCCTTCGCGATCT